GAGCCGTACCATTTTCGGACGTACCGCCCGAAGCGGTCAACGTACCCGAACTCACCTTGCGCCGAAGCTATGTAGCTGAGCATCTGCCGCATTGTGGTGTCTTTGGGTATAGAGCTTATTTTGAAGTCGAAGTTTGCAGTTTTCAGCCTTATGCGACCCTTGCCGTAAAGCCTTGCACCGCCCTTTGCACGCAGCTTTGCAGGGATGGTGTAGTCGTTGCCGTTTTGAAGTCCCAACTGCTTGCAGATATCGTCCTCGATAGCCTTTGACCACGCAGGTAGCTTGACCTTTGGCACATAGGTCTTGTCGGAGAAGTAAAGCCTATCCGCAAAAGTGACCTCAGTATTTCCGCCCGACTTTTTCGATTTCACGCAGGTGAACCGCCCCAGAGGTATTCTCTCTCCGTCAAGCACCTCTCCAAGCTTGCTGACTTGCTCTACTGTCAGCTTTGAAAGCTCAGCGTAGGTGTAGGCTTCTAGGGTTGAGTAGGTGGTCACGCCTGTGAGGTCTGCAAGGTACAGGGACAGGTCATACTCGCTACCGAGGAAACGTGTTTCAGCATCGTTTATCTGTAACGTCCAAGACTGTGAGCACACTGCACCAAGCTCTATGTCGTCACTGAGGCTCGTTGACTGCACGTCACTGGTAGCGGACATTATGTTGTCCCCCATTATTACGCTCTCGTCGTTTTCAAGCCACATACGCCATGTGCGGCAGTAGCTTTCGATGCGTGAGAAGACGGTTGTACTTGTTGTATACATATATCCGCCTCCTACTGCATGATAAGGTCAACAGCAACGCCTTTGCAAAACTGCCGCTTTTCGTCCCAGCCGAAAACCTCATAAGTTGGGTCGCCTGCATAAACGTCAAAAGTGCTTTCCTGAAATGTCTCATCAAGGAGCGTGATACTGAAAAACGGACTGTCAACGTTGGAGATATACTCATTGAGCTTTGCCGTCTCATCACCTGTGAGATGATACCATTTCAGTGTGACAGTTTTCTTTATAGCTCTTATGTCGCCCACCATTTTACAGTTAGCCGTCCGCCCTGCATTGTTCGACCATATCTTGTTGTTTGTAAAGCTCACTTCCGCAGGTGTGGCGACCCTTTCGCTGCCGAATATAAGTCCTCTGCTTTTCATTTTCTGCACCTCCTATGCCCTTATTGGCGACCTGCCGTTGCGCTTGATATAGTCGTTGATATCATCAATAACTATCTGTGTGATAGTCCTGCCATTGAGCGTAAGCGGTATGGTAACGCTTATCTTCTGATTTCCGCCTGCTCCGCCGTAAGACACAAGAGCCTGCAAAACAGCCTGCGTGATAGTATCAAGCGGTGCCTCGATATTCGTGCCACGCTTCTGATCGCCCAGAACTGCAAGGAATTCAGAGTTCGGCGGTATCACTGCACCTTGGGCAAGTTTGGGTATTTCGGGGATATCAATTTGGCTTAGGTCAAAGCCAAATGTCTGACCGCCAAGATCACCGGGAAGCCAATCAGGTGTTGTGAAACTCAGCTCGTTTATGCCGTCGATTATCCAGTTCAAAGCGTCCTCAACTGCACCTGTCAGACCATTTATAAGCCCGATTATCAAATTGATAGGTGTTTTTGCTATGTCAACAAGTGCGTCCCATACGCCTTTGAAAATCTTCTTTACACCCTGCCAAGCTTTTTTCCAATCACCGGTGAACACTCCCGTTATGAACAGCACAACGCCTTTTAGTGCTGAAATGATGTTCTTCACGGCGTCAATTATATTGCTTATGACATTGCCCACTGTCTTTATTATCTTACCAAGCACACTGCTGACTATCGGTCCGAGTATGCTCACAAGCCAGTTCACAACAGGTGCTATGGCTTTGTTGTAAATGCTCAGAACGCTTGTGATAAGCGTTCCCACAAAGTCGAGAAACTCATCAAGCAGAGGTTTCAAGTGCTCCGTCCAAACGCTGTCAGCCACGTCCATGAGCTTGTCAAACACAGGTTTCAAGACTGTTTCCCACAGATTGAGGAATACGTTCTTTGTGGTGGTTATACCCTCGTTTATGCCGTCAAATATAGGCTGTCCCCACTCGTTCCAAAAGTCTGAAATGCTCTGCCATGTATCGCACCACAGTGTTTTCAAGGCGTTCAGCACAGGCTGTGCAACGCCGTTCCACAAGGTATCGAAGATCTCTTTTATGTTGTCAAACAGTACGCCTAGCGTGTTCCATACCTGCGTGCCAAAATCCGCTATTAGGGGTAATCCTACAGTGAGAAAGTTTTGCAGTATAGGGAACACTGCCACATTCCAGATATCAGAAAACACCTTATTGAAACTGTCAAAAAGTCCTATGCCTATCTTGCCAAGCGTGCTGAAAGCTGTCTGCATAAGCGGTGTAAAATCGTTTATAAAATAAGCTTTGAGCGGCTCGGAAAGCGACTTTATATCGCTGAAAACTCCGCCGAGTATCTGAACAAGTTCAATGCTCTCTCTTTCAAGTCCGCTCCATATATCGGCGAAAATAGGCTTAAAATTCTTATCAAGATAGTCTGCAAGCTTTTCAAACTGAGTTCTTACTGATTTGAACAAGTCAGACAGCTTTTTATCTGCCTTACCCGTATCCACCTCAACGCTAGTCCCGGAAGGCTGCATTATCTCCCCAGCTCCGCTGACCCCAGTGCTGTCTGACTTGCTCTCATCATTCAGCTTGTTCATCTGGTCAAAGCTTGCAAGAGAGCCTTTCTGTGCCTCCTGAGCCTGCTGTGCATTGTCGGCTATATCGCTGTAATTATCCGCCGCCTGAGAGGTGCTTTTCACTATGCTTTGAGCCTCGTCTGCACTGTTGCTTAGTTCAAAACCGAACGCCTCTGAAAGTGCCCTCGCTGCCCCCTGTGCCAAAGCTATGAGCTGTGAAAGCAGACTGTTTATCGCCTTGACAGCAGGCAGAAAAACGTTCATCAGCACAGTGCCGATAGTCGCTCCGAACTCTTTCCATTGTTCAGAAAGTATTCTTGTCTGGTTCGCCCAACTGTCAGAAGTCTTTGCAAAGTCGCCCTGTGCAAGAGCCGTCTGCGACATAACGTAATTGTATCTCAGCTGGACTTTTTCAGCCTGTGACATATCAGCAGTTGATTTCGTGATACCCTTTGAAAGTGCATACGCCTGCAAATTGGCGTCCGTCATAACGATACCGAACTGTTTGAGGGTCTCAGTTTCCCCTGTGAATATCGATTTCAGAGCCGTGCTTGCCACGTCCTGACCAACATTATAAAACGAAGCCATATCCGCCGACAGTCCTGTAAGAGCCATAGCCATATCGCTTGCACTGTCATTGGCAAGCCCCATTCCTGCCGCCATTGCCATGAAGTTTGAGCCTGTCTGCTTTGCGGTGAGTTTTGAAATGCCGTAGGTCTTGACAGCCGTGTCAGCGAAGTCCTCCATTTTCTGCTTTGATTCACCGAAAGCCGTGTCAACAACGTTCTGAACTTCCGCAAGGTCTGAGGCCGTTTCTATGGATTGCCTGCCGAAGTCCACAAGTTTCTTGACGGAGAATGCTGCCGTCACAGCCATTGCAAGGCTTTTAAGCTTTGGCTTGATATCCCCCACCATATCGGAAAGGCTTTTCAAGCCCTTTTCAAAGCCCTCGCTGTTTATGTTTGTGTCAAAATTCAAACACCCGTCAGCCATTGTCATTCACCTCCCGTCAGTTGTTTCAGAAACTCTTTGTCCTCGTTTTCAGCCCTCTGCTCTTCTGCTGAGAGCTTTCGTTTAAGGTCTATCATATTTCGGTGGTTCCTGTAAAACTCCTGCTCGTATTTTTCAAGCTTTTTGCCCTTGTTAAGCTTTTGCCGTATGCCTATAACAGACGAAAAAAGCCCCTCGCCTATCTCATTGAAATAGCCAAGAAAAGTCCACCAATGAAGATACGCCGCATTCCTCGTTTCAAAGCCTGCCGCCTTGTTCACCGCAGGAAAAATAATACTCTCGTCCTGCTCCCAATCAATAGTCTTTGCAGGCTGAACGCTCTCCTGCGGAACATCTCCACCGCCAACAAACCAATAAGCCTTGTTGACAGCCTCCTGCAAATGCTCTCGTGGGATATCCTCAGCGTAAAGGCATTTAAGACACACATAGCACTTTTCACGCTCGTCAAGTTCAGGGTCTGCAAAGGCTGAATAGATCCGCAGTATGACCCGAAAATCTGAGCGTATCGCATACTCTTTGCCGCCTATTTCAAGGGCTGTGGGCAAGTTGCCTATCATTTCAGCAGCTCCCTGAGCAGAGCCTTTTTGTCCTCGTCAGAAAGCTCCGCCACGTTGACCGCAGGCTGAGCAGCAACGGGAGCTATGTACTTCTCCACCTTTTCTTCAAGCTTTATCTGAGCCGCCGTCTGTGCTGACTTTATCTCCTGCACCACCACAACAAGAAGCGCTTCAAGGAAGTTCACAAGCACAGGCTTGCCGTTTGAAGCCACAGAGAACACGTTCACGCTTCCGAGCGCCGCCGTACACACATCGGTTCCAAATATGTCATTGACCATTTCTCTTGCACGCTGGTCATACTCTTTGAGAAGCTGAGTTCTGTCCTCGTTCTTCTCACGTTCTGACACTTCTTCTGCGATATTGTCAGCCTTGCTCATAGCGTCCTGTATCCTGGTGATGATACCAACGTCTGACACGTTTATCCTTATCACTCTGTTCTCATCGCCGTTTATAGCGTACTCTTTGTAATTGCCGCTGTTAAAATCTATTGACTGCATTGACATTTCTATCGTCCTTTCTGTATTACGGCAAACAAAAAGCACTCCGCTCTGAACGAAGTGCTTTCATACGTTTGTCATATAGTTTATTCTTCCGTAGCCTTTGCAAACGTTGGCACGCCTGCCGCAAAGGTGACAGAGCCTTTCACTCTGTTTCCTGCAAAGGTGCAGTTGAACGGGATATTTACGCCCCCCTGCGGTCCGCCATAAGACTGCGGCTTGACGATGACATCTTCCGTCCATGCGTCATACGCACCTGTGGTCTTGTCAACGATGACTTCAAGCACGCTTGTCTTGCAGGCGTCACCGGTAAGACGATTCATCATGATATCTTTAAGCTTCTCGTAAAGTGCGTCACCGGGCTTTGCATAGAATGTGTCAAGGTCGAACTCAGGCTCATAGCCGTTGTCCTCAACTGTGGTTTCATCAAGGATATTCTTCTTTGTGGAAGTGTCAGGGTTGAGTGCCACACTTGCATCCTCAACGTCCTTACCGAGAAGATACCAGCTTGGTGATGAAGCGACCGCTGCGAATGTAGTGTCAAGATAATGCAGAAGATGACTTCTGTTGAGCTTTCCGCTCTTGTATGAATAATCAGGCATATGTTTTCCTCCTTTTATATCTGATACTGTGCCGCTATCTGTAACTGATACTGCACAGTATCGTTTGTGTTTTCATTTGGTATTGCGTATATCATTCCGTTTGCACAGGTGAGCTTTTCAAGAACGCCTGTCCTTTCCTCGTCCTCTGTTATGGTAGTGAACGTGGTATCTCGGTGCTTGTCTGCATAGCTTTCAAGCCACATCTGCAATTCAAGCAATACGCCGCTGTTTGACATTCGGTCAAAGTCGTTCATAGACTGATACACCGCATAGAGAATGAAATTATGCTGTCTTGTCTGACCGCCCAAAATATCAGAACTTATAAGGCTGTCACCTGTTGAGGACAAACCATAATTTGTTGGCGTATCATCGGTAAAGTCGATATGGATATCGTTGCAGACCTCCGATATTTTTGGGAACTGCTGCAAGATATCTTTCACAAGCTCGATTATGTTCATTTCGCTTTGCCTCCCATTATCGCCGCCGCTCCTCTGAGTATTTGCTGTTTCTTGTCGGCTTTCATTCGCTCAAACCAAAGCTTACCGGCAAGTGGTTCTTTAAAAGTGCTGTAAACAAGGTCTATGTCCGTCAGCACTTTCTTTTCTCCATGTCGGGCGTAAGACGAGCCTGTAACAGAGGATACCATAAGCTTGCCGTAATACTGATAGCGTGCGTAAGGTGCAAGATACTGTATCTTGCCGCTGCCTATTTTTGTGCCTCTCGTGGCAGACTTTCTCAGATTCGTGCTGAGGGTAGGTGTATACTTCACCATATGCCTTATGCACTCGGCGTCAATGAACTTTTGAGCCTTATCAAAGCGTTCTGAATACTTGCCTGCAAAGGACTTATCCCAAGTGATAGCCCTGCTGTCCATAGGCTGACCTATCTTCATTTCACGCTCACCTCCATATGTGGCAGACCGCCGAACATATAATCATCAATGCTCATTACCGTAACAAAGTCATACTCCGCACGGAACATTTTCATGCTCTCAGATATGCTCTGCGGCGTTTGATTGTCGAACTCAAACTCGCACTTTCCTTTCACAAGCATATCCTTTGCAGGGGTTTTCGGTGCATTATCGTCATAGAAATACACCCTTGTACTGTCTGAGGTCTGCATACCGCTTTTCACGATACTTCCCGACTTATTCTCACACCAGTAAACTTTCTCTGCATACTTCCGCACAAATCCCTCTGTCTGCTTGTCAAAAAGATACACCGTGCAATCGCTGTTCGCAAGCATTTACCTCACCCCTCTGTAAAGCAGCCCTGTTCCGCTGAGCCATTTGTACACGATATCGTGAACGGCTCTGTCAGCATTCTGTCTGCGGATATCTGAGCTTTCATATGACTTTGACCAGCCCCCTACGCTTTCGGAAGATACCCCCTGAGTGCCACACTCCTGCTCTGCCTTGAAAATATTCTCCGCAAGCTCGCAGCAGCACATTTTCACTTCTTCGGGAATATCGTTCTCGTCAACGTTGTCAAGGGTATATTGCTTCATAAGGCTTGTGGCTTGCATTGCATAGAAATCAAAAGCGGCAGATATGTCAGGCTCTCTGCCGCAAAGATAAACGCCTATATAATAACTCTCGCTCGCATATGCTTTCATACTGCCGCACCTCTTTACTTCTTGAATCTTGCAAGCACTACCTTTGACTGATCTGAAATAGCCACAGTGTAATGCTTGTCAGCAGATATATCTGTGCAGCGCTTTGTACTCTTTCTTTCGGTCTCAACGTTTGTATCACGCTTGAGGTAGATAGTCAGTGCTGATGTTTCGTCCTCAGTTTCGGTATCTGCGTTGAGCTTGATGATAGGGCATATGTAGAAAGTGCCAGCCTTGACAGCGGCGTTCTTTACAACATAGTCACCCACCTTTGGAGTGTAGCCATCTGCACAAGGCGTTACTGAGCCGAGCTTTATCTGTGAAGCAGTTGGTGAAGCTGTGCTGTCCGCAACGACTTCCTTTGCACCCTCTGCGTCGCTGTCAACTCTCACATACTGTTCCGGGATAGCCTCGTTAAGTGAAACCTTCTTTGACGGAACGATACGGCAATTCGCTATTTTGCCTATCTCGCCTGTCATGACCACATTGCCGTCATACTTATCTGCTGAAATGAAGTTCGGGTCCTTTCTGAGCTGTGAGTTCTGATGAGGATTAATAAACATAGCCTTTTCGGTGTTCAGCTCCTCATTGAACTTGTCAACAGCGTCAACAATGCCGCTGTAAGAGATAGCAGAAGCCGAGCCGTCATAGATGAGCTGGGCTTTCATAAGTGCGTCCATGCTGTCTGCGTCCACCTTAGAAGCGATAGACATTGCAAGCTGTGAAGTCGCCTGACCTACAGGGTTGCCATAGCCGCTGAGAACCGCTTCATCAGTTATCTCCACCGCTTTCATGGCTTTCTTTACCTTAGCCTGAGTGGAGTCTGTTTCAAGCTTGACAGTTTCGGCTTCAACGCCCTCTGCAACATCAACTGCGTCGCCGATATACTTATACTGCGGCACTGTGATAGTGTCTCCGGGCACGCCAACGAGTGTTCTGTCTATCTTCGCAAAGGGAGATACAGTTATCTTAGACTCTATCTTTGCGTCGATCATATCACTCATTACCTCAGGATCGATAAGGTCGGTGATCTTTGTCTGCTCTGCGAAATACTGCATAGAAATTCTAATGCCATTTGTCATTTTCATAATATCCTATCCTTTCAACTGTTCGTATTTTTCGGGGTCTGTTCGTTTAAGTTCCAACCTCTGCATATACCCCATTTTTGCAAAGGTTTCCTTGCTCACTTCACCTGCGGCAGGCGTCCCTGTGGGAGCAACCGGGTTCTTGATAGGCTCGGAACTTTCAAAAAGATAATCGTTATCTTTCTTCACGTTCTCGATAGCCGTCTTGATATCCTCAGCCTGATTTTTGGAAGCTTTGAGAGTTTCCACATCAAGCAAAGCTTTAAGAGCCTTGACGTTTCTTGCCTTGCTTGCCGAGATAGCGTTATCAAGGGTAGCGTCAAACTCCATATCAGATATCTTCGCCTGATACTCGGTGTCTTTCTTAGCAAGGTCAGCGGTGAGCTGTGCGACTTTGCCGTTAAGCTCCTTGACGTCCACGCCTTCAAATTCTTTGAGAGAGTTCTGTGCGGTATCAAGGCTGTCCTTATAGTTATCACGCTCCACCTCAAGGCGGCTTTTCACCTTTTCAAACTCAGCCACAGTCTTATAATTTTCTGCCACCTGTTTTGTGATGTCCTGTTTCTTGTCCTCAGGGATAACGATACCCAGAGCGGCAAGGATCTCAAAAATGTTTTTCATATGTTTGTCCTTTCTACATAGCTTATATACCGCTCTGTCTGCGGTGTGAAAGTCTGACAGTTTAACGTCATATCAAGGACGAAATGGTATGAAAAAAGCACCCGTTAAGGTGCTTAATTCCGATATTTGGGTATAAAAATACCGCCCGACCTTAGTCAAGCGGTAAAATTATCATTTGAAATACTCTGTAAGTTCAACTTCTGAATCAACGTACACAGCGTCAATATAATAACTGTTGTGTACGATTATCTTCTTTCCGTTTAATATGTATATCTGCGTTTGTGAGCCGTCAACATCTGTCAGCATATCGAAACGTTCAATGCCTGGGATATGCTTTTCCAATGCTGCACATTGCTTATCAAAAATTTCTTTGTCCGCAGCCGTGCAAATATTGTATTCATATTTTTTCATTGCTGATCATCCAATCCATACCTTTTATCTACTGATCTTCGTGTTTTTACAGCGGTCTTCAAAGTGTCTGCTACAGCTTCTTCTCTGCTCATGTTTTTTCGTGCCATTTTATCTGATACCAAGTCTTCAAAAGAAATGATAGGGTCGGTCTGGTCAAGGGTTTTACGAGCTTTTTGATCTTCCATTAACTCTCTTGCCTGAAAGCGATACTTGTTACGCAGTTCACAAGCTTGCCTTGCCTGCTCTTCAATAGACTTGCTTTTGTCGATAAGCTGAGGGATATTTTTGTTGTGGTGTTTATACCACTTTCGCACGTCTATATCAGACATCTTACCTTTCATATCAATTATATCACTATAATCTTTTTGCGTCAAGTCTATCTTGGTTTTTCCCACCCCCATATTCCCCAGTCCGTCGGCGTTCACACGCTCTCTCTGCTGAGGCAGACCCATTGCTTTTGAAAACCTTGTATACTCTTGGGAAGTGCCACGATATCGGCAGCGTGCGTTGATGATATCTTCCTCATCAGCACCTGCCTCTTCAAGAAGATGTATTTTCTGCCGCTGGGCTCTCATTGCAGTCTCAAGCTTTCTTTGCCGCTGTAAAGCCTCATACTTTGTGTACTCTTTATCACCGTACTTAACAGGCTTGTTCTCCTCTGCATTCATCTGTGCAAGCTCCTCGTCTGTATAGGAACGCTCAGATATGCCGGGGATAAAAGGGTAATAATCGTGATAGCAATTCGCTCCGCACAGACCTGTCACAGTACCAAGACCGCAGATAGTTTCAAGTTCTTTTTTGCTGTAGACCTTGCCCTGCCATTCTTGGTGAGAGGGTCTTGCTCCGCTGTGCCAAGTGACTTCAAAATAGTCTGTGCCAAGCTCTTTGGCGTTTTCCTCATTCATTTTTGCGGTTAGCTGTGAAAGCCCTGTCATTACCGAACGCCTTGCGGCTACGTCTGCCCTGTTGCTCCAGCCTGTGGCATAGTCCACAGTGCGAAGACCTGAGTTCGTCATATCCGAAATGACTTTCTTTATGACCGTATTATAATCGAACGCTCCGCTTGCTATGCCCATTATGGCGTTATCAAGGCTCTGCTGATAAAAGTCAGCCACCTGCGTGAATTTAAGTTTGCCGTCAGGCTGTTTTACTGCAAATCCGAGTGACTGAGATATGTTTTTAAGCTCCCCCGAAGTCTGCTCCGATACAGCCGACAGCAGCCTTTGCAGGCCCTCATTTTCTTCAAGGGGTATCCGTGCTTTGCCTTTGGCATTGTATATGCTATCGTCCCATTCATAGCCTTTTTGCAGGATATCTTTGAACAGATGCTTTATCTCAGCTTTGGAAAGGTCAAGATTATCGGCAATGGCTTTCTTTATCTCACGCTTGCTCATTCCAAGCTCGTGAAGCCTGTATATCTGCCAATCCGCCGAACGTGTTATCTCACCGTTTATCTTTATCCTGCGGACAATATCCTCCATTATCTGCATTTCAAGGTCACGCAGGGGCTTATCAAGAACCATTGAAGTTCGCTCTATCTCGCTTGCTTTGAGCATTATTCTATCACCTCTGCGGTGCTGTCGGAGGTCATTTTCTTAGCCGTTTCCTCGTTCTCACCATACCATTTCATTCGGTATTCCCACAGTGGCATAATGCCCATAGAAACGTCCTGACGGTCGCTTGCACGCTTTGTTTCGTCATCAGCAAGGATACTGTCCTCGAAGTTCACAGACAGCTCATAACCGCTTTGAGTAAGCCCATTATAAAACGCCAGCGAATAGCACAGGTCTTCGAGGCAGACACGGAGGTTATTCTGTATCGCCGTGACAGTATCAAACTTTCTCTGCTTTGAGGACTTTATCTCCGTTGCCGTCTTGTCAACTGTCTGAGGGTTTGAGATATCCCCATAGGACAGCCCTACAGCAAACTCTATCTCACGCTTGTATTCTTCAAGTCCTGCGATAAAATCCGCCTGCCTTAACTGCGGTGAGAACTCGTGATAAAAGTCACCGCTCGTGCCAGCTGACACGTTTACCCCTCTGAAAAGCCGTTCATTGAGCTTAGGCATTTCTGCACGTTTCTTGCCTGTGAACGGGTCTGTCACAGGTCTTAACACAGCCTCGTCAACGTCTATGGCACGCTCCCCAGATTCAAACTCCCAATCGAGCCTGCCGAATTGGATATCAGCTTTTCTTATGACTTCTTCCGCCCCTGCGAACACTGATACGCCTGAATGTGAACCGTCAACTGTATTGTCGATAGGGTTGACATAATAACCGAAAGAGGGTCGCAGCATAAGGGGATAGGCTATCTGAGGGATAAGCTCCGCCCACTCTGCAACAGCCGTGAGAGGTATCTCAGCACCAAGAGATACGCCGTCATTGGAGCGAAAAGCCCTGTTTGTGATAGTCAGCCCTTTTTCATAGTCCAGAGCGTGATATTCAAGCCTTATGCGGTAATCATTATCGCCCATGCGTTTTATCTCAGGGAAAATGACCTTTATAAGCCTGCCGTTCACGTCATACTCCACAGGAATAAATTGCGACTGCGGAACATACTGCACCTTATCAGCACCCAGCGGCTTTATTATCATTGCTCCTGTTGCAAGACCTCTTTGCAGATTTTTATTGATGTTTTCAAGGGCGTTTTTCATTATGGCATCAAGCTTATCGTTGGAAACTTTCAGGGTCATTTCATTGATAACCGTGTTCGCAAACTCCCTCACAACAGCGTGTTCAAGCCGCAGAGAGTGAACTCCCTTGGGTGCTGCATTACCTGCATACATTCTATCCCACTTGTCAATAGCTCTTATCATACTGTCCGTCACGGCGATATCAATGCCGTAAACGCCCTTTATATCTGACTTTGAAAACATTCTGCTTATCCACTCCCTTATTTTTGAAATAATGCCCATAGCTTACTGACCCCGCCTTTTCCATACTCTTTCCATTGCATACCGAACGGCGTCGATAACGTGGTCATTGCCGTCGGGATAGCCGCTTATAACATTGCCCTCTTTATCCCTGTCATACTCGCAGTTGATGAACTCCTCGCAAGCCACAGGACAACGCTTGTTATCTATAACGATACTCCGCAGAGATTGCAGCCACTTATATGAATACTCCCTGCTGTTAGGACCTTTCTCTGCACCTCTTGCAAGCAAGCCGTATGCTCTGTAATCCTCAACAGACTTATTCTCTGCACTGTCGCAGGTGATAAGGTCATTTGCTGTGATACCAAGCTCAAGCAAATGCTTTGCGGTATCAATATTCTTTGTTTTGTTGCAGGTGTACTCCTGCCATATGAACAGCGTGTGCTGAGCAGGGGCATAATGCACTCTGACAAAAGCGTAAAGGTCGGGGTACCAGCCCCAGTCAACGCCGTTATAGATGTTATCGAACTGCGCTATCTCGCTGTCGGTTATCTCTCTTATGAGGACGTTATCGAAAACATTGCCACCCGTACCATTTGCAACGCCCATATACTCGTTCTCATAGGCAGTGGGATTGGTTTCTTTGAGAAATTCGGCGTCATCAAGAAAAGGCTTGCCAAGCCACTTTTTCGGCACAGTAAGATAAGTGCTTTCGGTAACGAGTCTGTCCGTTCTCGGTACTTTGATGTATTTGTTCGCCCAGTTCTGAGCCGACTTCGGAGGGTTGAAAGACTTGAATTTGTATGCTCTCTCGCCGCCTCTTATAACAGACTGTTCTATCGTTCGCACAGCTTCTTCACCGCCGAACTGGTCAAGCTCCTCAAACCACACGATGCCGATATAGCCAAAAGGCGGCTTGATAGACTTTATCTTGTGCGGGTCATCAGCACCACGAAAGTATATTTTCTGTCCTGTTGAAATGCGTGTGATCTCAAGGGGCGACTTTGTGCAGGCAAACTCATCATCTAGACCAAGTGCAGATATTGCCCAGAGTATCTGAGAATAAACGCTGTCTTTAAGGGTATTCGCCACAGCACGAAGGACGCAGACGTGCATATTCTCGTTCTTCATCAGCAGGTCGATAACGTTCAGACCGCAGAATGAAGATTTAGTCGAGCCACGTCCGCCGGGGAAAACATACTCGGAATGTTCCTGCTCTGCAATATCGAACAGGACAGGCGAGAACGCAGGAGCGACAAGGCTCGCAGGGATACCGCTGTACGCCTTATCAGGCATAGAAACAGGCTCAAGCTTTTGTTTTTCAAGCCTGAGCCTTGCGTTATCGTATTTTATCTTATGTTTGAGCATATCGTCATCACGGATAATGTCACGCAGCTCTTTCACCGCCGCAACGTCCCCTTGTTTAGCCCTTGCCATAAGAGCCGCATTCACAAGAAGCATATTATTTATGAAGTCAGGGTCAAGGCTGTTAAGGTCAATGCCCTGCTCCACGAGAAACTCATAGTCCGCTCTGGTATTGGCAGGCTGTTCAAGCAGGAAGTCCATCACCTGTTTCATAGTCTTTTTACGCCTGCGGACTTCGCCTGATCTCTTACCGCCTTTTGAGCCGTTTTTTCGAGCTTCACTCGAGCTTGGAACTATTAAATTCTTTTCATTCGGCATTCACCTCACCTCGATTTTTGTTGTTTTGGAATATAAAAAGAACTGCCACATTGTTGTAGCAGTTCGTAAGATTATTTTTTGTCAATGATATAATTTAATTCATCAGCAGATAAGTTCGTTGAATAAATACCTTTTTCTTTATCCTTTGTAACTTCATAAAATCTTTCAAGCATTTCTTCATACCTAGGCAATATGTTCCAATGGCTATTAAACTCACAATTTTCAAATTCCCCAAACTTGTGATTATTTTTCACAAGCCATTTAGCGTAAACATAATGTTCTGTTTCTTCATTTCCGTCAAAGCCTCTGAACATATAGTCTTCACGATCTAGGCCTGTCACATCTTCAAGATTGTCAAAAGAGAAGACCATACGTCTAAACATACCTAAAATTTCATACACTTTTTCGGAAACTGATTGTGGCACTTCAAACAACGACGGACCTATATCGTCATATTCATATTCAAACCCCTGTGCGAGAATGTCTTGATATATCTCATATTGTTCAGCGCTATCAGTATCAAGGCGTTTAAGTATCTCATACTGATTAAAAAGTATTATTCTGTCTTTTCTGCTAAGTTCCATTTTAGAACCTCCTTTTGTTCATTTTCTATATATTAGCATATAAAGCATAAAATATCAAGGTTATAAACAAAAATTCTCCCTACTGCACAAAATCATTTTGCCTTTTTTGTGCAATACTTCAAGTTTTCGACATTTATGAACCTTTTGCGACACAACGCAAAAGCGACCGCAAAATGCAGCCGCCCTTGTGAAAATATTATAAGGAGTTTTGTAAATGGTGGAGCAGATGTTAAGCTGGCACGCTCTCGACCTGCATAAGCCCCTTACGGGGCTTAGAAAATTGGAGGTGACTTCAATGAAAGTACAAGTCTGAGGTACATCTACACTTTCCTCAGTTTAAATTATAACATAGCAAAAACCGACAAAACCGACAAATCAAGATTTTTTTGAAATATATCTTTTTATCTTCTTTTCAACTGCGTCCTCTGTGATTCTCCCACCACTAACCTGCATAGCTATCTGCAAGTACGTCTTACCCTTGATGAATTTCAGCACAAACATTCGCCGTGTCTGATAGTCCTCTATCCCCTTGATAAACTCCTCAACAGCCCTCTGCTCACGCTCTAACCGTGCCTGCTCGCACAGCAGTGAAAGTGTATCACCGTTTGGTAAGAAGCCGTCTATGCGTGTGCTGTGGGGCGTGTAGGACGGTGGAGTGCATACGCTGATACTGTCGGCAACGTACTTGCCCGAAAGCTCTGCCTTGATGTCCTCAATGGCTGAGGCGTTCCTGCGGTAGGCTTTCAGGCATGACATGGTCATAGGGTCATTTATTTCCATAGGCTCTCTCCTCTCTGTATCTCTTACGCATTGTTATCACCTTTTCAGTCTAGCCCCGCAGTTAGGGCAGTAATTTATTTCACCGTGTGGGTACTGAGCTATAAAGTGAATGATTTCACAATTACTGCATCTAAGCTGATTAGGTGTGTTTGTATTCTCCCATGTTCCATGCTTTACCTCCAATCTGACATCGCTTATCTCCCTAATTAAAACAACGTGGGAACTTCTAAACATACAACTTACGCAAGACCCAACATCATCAGTCATAAAATAACGTTTTTGAGGTAAGTACAAGTTAAGGTTATCCTTGAATTGTTCTTCGCCTGTCTTATGCAGGACCCCCTTTAAGATATCACCGTCAGAAAGTTTTATCTCAACTTTCTGACCTAAATATTTTTCTAACTCTGAACGTTTCATTCTTATTCCTCCCTTATTCCCAGCACAACATATCCATTCTTTATTCCCCAGCCGTTGAGGATATATGTTATCTTGTATGTATGTCCTGATATCTCATGTTTTGCGTGTTCTCTTACTGTGCCGTCTGAGCTACGATAAGACGTTCCGTCAGTCGGTATAAATCTTATCAGATCTCCTGGCTGAAAACCTCTGTCATTCTTTCTGACCTCAAAAGTTTTCTCACCGCTCAGAACAGCGTCACAAAATTCTATGCTAAGTTTCAGATTATGTGTTTTCATTCTTTTGCCTCCTCAATATCCAACAAACTAAGCTGGTTATTTTTCATATCAAATACTCTGTCACGCCATTCAACGCCGATATAGTCAAGAACTCTTCCCCAGCCGTACTTTGTGCCGTCAGCATCTTCACAACACTTGTTCATCCAGAAATCCCACTCTTTTTCATTTCTTTCACGAAGCCTGTCAAATCGGTGAGGACGTTGTTCCATATGTATGCCGAAACCGCACATTGAACAGCCTGTACGCTGAGCTTTTGTTGTGCAAAGCTTTCCGTCAAAGTCACGTTTTATCTCGCCATAGATTGTAGGCACAGGCACATTCAGGTCAAGTGCAAGTTGTAGCAAGTCCTGCCTTGTAAATATGGCAAATGGTGCTGAACGTATCGTGCTTTTGCCAAAGTAATTGCAGCCGTTAAGCATTAGCGATTTTTCACGTCTGCCACCCTCACTTGCCATAAGTCCTAAGAACGGCACGCTCTTGTGTTGCTTTGCCCAATCATCACACGGCTTTTCTTTCATCCAGAAACAGCATTGTGATGATACCTTAAACGGCGGTATCTTGTAGTCAACACCCTCGTTTTCATTTTCGTAACCGCCAAACAGTTCAAGCCAGCGCTGAGAAAGCTGCATTCTTGTATGCTTGCGAAAACCGCCATACTCTCCCGTTTCACCCGTTATGATAGCGTGACGAACTGTCTTGTTCTTGTCCGTAGGGTGTGCAAGCAGTTCTATTTTTGCGGCTGTTTCTTTTGATAGTACAGGAAAACCATATTCCCGTATGATATCTATTTTTGACTTGTATGGGCTTAATTTTATCACACCAAGTTGCTCGTGTATCTGCTGAATAGATTTGTCTTCAAGACTAGATACCGATACACCTGGAACATAACTGAAACCACAGTAATCATGTATAAATTTCAAAAGCGTTATGCTGTCAAGTCCGCCTACCGATATGTGCGTATTCAGATTTCTTTTGTCACATTCACGAATGAACTCCCTTACTCTGACCTCAGCGTATTTGACCTTGAACTCATACGGCATTTTCTGCTTAGTTTGGAAAGCCGCTATCTTCTGTTCATTGTCTTTGGTACGCTCCTCATAGCTTTTCACTTTTACCCCTCCTCAAATCTCGGACACTCCGTCACAGTATACGAGTGTATCATACCGCCCTTTTGAGCCTCGTACATTCTGTGCTGACACGTCCTCCAACCCTCAACCGGTCTGCGGTCTATGGACCATGCACAGCCTGTGAGGTATTCTCCTGTTATCTTATCCTTTGTCGGCACTGCGTGGCGGCAGTACCAGCAAAGGGTTGTAGCAGCACTGCATTTCACAGCTTCTATCTTGTCCTTGAAGACTTCGCAAATAGGGTGCTGATAGTTGACTACTCTCGGGCAAAATCCCTGTCTCACACCATATTTGCACAGCCCATATTTTCCGTTCTTTCTGCCGCAGTTGTCAGGTGACTTCTCAAAATATTTGCAGCTTGTGCAGAATTTGTTGTTAGCCATGTTACTTGCCCTCCAACGTCTCTAAGTTTATATATAGAGATAGACTCAGTACAGCTGTAACGATTGTGTCTACACTTCGTGGTTGTACTTCTCCATACATTAAAATCTCAAGTATTTGCCATGCTAGACCGACCAAAGACCATATGCCAACTGCTGTGAGGATTTCTTTAAATATTTTTATTTTACTCATATGTTCCTCCTTTTGTGTTCGATGTGTGAAAGTCCTGCGTTTTATTTGTTATGCCCATTGACAATCATATCCTGCGGTGTTATAATGTATAAAATTTTAAAGAAAGGAGTGATAAAATGTTACAACTGTTGCAGTCTGTGTGGTCATCAATTAAGATTTTTGCATTTGCCTTTGTGAAATTCGTTGATACCGTCCCTGTCCTTGGTGGTCTGCTCATAGTATCGATTGCCGTTGGGCTTTATACATTTATCAAGAAACGTTATCGAATATAATCTTATGCCGCCCTATGGGGCGGCTTTTTCTTTATTATCCATAAAATCAAACAATGTTGGCACGTCAATCTTATCTTCTTCCGCCTTGCAATAACCTACGCCGTCACGGAAATAGTCGGGGTTAAGCTCAATGCCTATTCCATATCGACCCATTTTAATTGCAGTCATAGGAGTTGAGCCTATTCCACCGAATGGGTCAAGCACAACGTCGCCCTCGTTGGAGTACCTAGTGATAAGGCGTTCGATTATATCGAGCTGTAAAGGACAAACGTGCATTTGCATATCACGTCTACGCTGTTCAGCATTGAGCGTCCTCATTCGGTTGATATCGTCCCAGACTGTATCGTTCCAGCTCGCAGGGGCGATTACCATAAACGACGCTGGTAATTTGTTTTCCTTGTCAAGCTTTTCTGCCAGGGCAACGTGTTCGTCATAGTTGTAAACATTGCTCTTTGAAAACTGCGTGTATACCTTTTGAAGCTTGTTCACCGAAACTTCTTTTAGCTCGTCCTTTGTCACGAGCCTATCACCGCTGGACCTCCAGTAAGCGTGAGCGTCAATCTGCCAACGTCCTCTGCTGTAATCAGCTTTGCTCTTTGTAACAGGCGTGTCTGCATAAGCCTTGCTTGTATCTGTAGGGAGCTTTCTGAAGAGCAGAACATATTCTGGACAACCCACTCCCATTTTCGAGCCGTCCTTGCACTGTTCTGTCCAGCCAAGGCGATATGTCTGATTGTTCTCACGAACAACGTCAGTTGTAATTGTAATCCTGCCCATATAGCGGAAGCCGTGTTTCATGTAGTGCATAACAGTCAAGTCGCTGAACGGGTCAACAGTCGGCATTCCGTCACCTGTTGCATTGCCAAATAAAATTCTGTCCTTAACGTGTATGCAAGCTACTCTGCCAGGTTTCAGCACTCTCAGCAGATTAGGCGTTAAATAGTCCATTTGCTCAAAGAATCTGTCATTATCCTCGTTGTGTCCAAGGTCATTGTAGCTTGGTGTGTACTCATAATGATTGCCGAATGGGATTGAAGTTACTATCTCGTCAACGCTGTTGTCGGGCATTTGTTCGAGCTCCCATATGCAGTCATTGTTTATGTATTTGTAGTGATTGCCCTCTACTACCACTCTTTTCACTCCTATGCTTCTTTTCATTTTGTCAGAGATGTTGTCAACGCTTGACAAGCCGTTTTTGCGGACTATCTCAGCCATTTTCTCAGATTGATAGTCGAAACGTTTCCATTTGTCAAGCAGCTGCTTTTTTATCTCGTCTTCTTCGTCCATGTAGATTATGTAGATTGTCACTTCATCAGTTTGCAGAAACCTATATATGCGGTGAACAGCTTGAATGAAGTCATTAAACTTGTAGTCGATACCGATAAATATTGCCCTGTGACAATGTTTCTGAAAGTTACAGCCACTTCCAGAAAGTATCTTCTTTGTCGCAAACAACTTTATTTTGCCGTTAGCAAAGTCGATAACTCTTCGTTCTCGCAAGTCGATGTCCATAGAACCATAGATATCAACAACATTTGGTATCTGTCGCTTTATCTCGTGGCGTTCTTCTTCAAGGTCATGCCAGATAATAAAGCTATCCTCTGGATTTTCAGCTATTATTTTAGCTGCTTCTGCAACACGCTGAGATATACTTTCACGCTTAATCTTTGCTTCGTCCTGCAAGCTAGCTGTAGCTTCATCGAACAGTTTGCTCTGGCCGAACTTATCGACTGACAACTCGTCTTTGCTGACTGCAAGCCTGTGATAGTTAATTTTTAGCTCGGGCAAATCATATCCCTCGTCAGAATAAGTGGGGTTGACATCTGACGGCTTTGAAACAAATACCGCCCATGAGCTTACCCATAGCCAAAACTCTTCTTCCTTGTGAGGGTACAATGTCAATTTGTTAGCCTTTGTGCTGTCACGCTGAAAGAAACGCGTCAGAGCCTGCCCTGTGTCCATGATTTCAAGATATCCAGCGTAATGGATAAGTTCTTTATACTTGTTAGGATCAGGCGTTGCGGTTGCCACAAGCTTATATGGAACGCCGTTGAACTTCTTTAGAAATTCTTGATAGGTTTTGCTGCCGAAACTTCTCAATACAGCTGCTTCGTCAAGGGAAGTAGCTGTGAAATACTTTACATCAATATCTCCGTCACGGACTCTCTCATAGTTCGTTATCATGATATCAGCTGAGCATGCTGTAACTTCTGCCATGGTTTTAACATATGTAGGTGCGTCATAGCCGAGTATCTCAACAGCGTCATGAACAAACTCTTGCTTAACGCCTAAAGGACATATTATAAGAGCTTTGCCACCTTCATGATCTATGACCTGTGTACACCATTCCAGTTGTATAACCGACTTGCCTAGTCCGAACTTTGCAAACACAGCACGCTTGCCACCTTTTACAGCCCACTTAACAATGTCACGCTGGTGAGGCTTGAGTGCCGTGTTTATTTTCTTGTCCGGAACGTCAAAACCGCTGTCAGTAGCAATAGCCATTTTAGATTTCAGAAAATCTAAGTATTTCACCTATCAAATCTCCTTTCAAACTGTTTTACGCTCTTGAACTTGTTGCAGTTATCAGGCGGGCAGTTTCTTTTCTCACCCGTTGCAAGCAAATATCCGCAACACTTCTCACCATATATTTCAGTCGCATATATGCACTTGCTTGTTTTCTTGCATCTTCCTGTTCTCGTTCTCATTTCTTATGATCACCTCTTAGACCTTCCAGAAACTTCGGAATTCTGTCATCAGCATTCATAAGTCCCTGGATAACGCCTATCATTCGTATAGTCTTGTCAAGCAGCTGTTCTTTCGTCATTCCGCTCAGCTCTGATGTGGGAGAAATGACCTTGTTTATCTCGTTTGCAATGTGTATCTCTGTCTTGAAGATATCTTCCCACATCTGCATATTCTTAACACCTGCAAGGTATTTCTTCTTTAATACCGAAGCCTCGTCTTTTGTCACGATAGGGACTTTGTTCTGTATATCAGCGGGGAGCTTGCTTACAAGACAGCTCATTTTGTATCTAGTGTACAAGCAGTGCATTTCCTCATAGAACATATTTTCCGACATTGACATATTTTCGGGCAAATCGCCCTCTTCTTTCAAAGCAACGATTTCAATTTGCTTTAATCTTTGTTCTGTTGTTGGCATAGTAGTTTCGCCTCCTCAGCGGACCTTGCGACCCCGGCAACAAAGCCAAGGTCACGCATACGGTCAATAAATATTTTCTGTTCTTCTCTCAGTTTTCCGTCGGCATTCTTACACTCTATGAATGCCGTTTTTCCACCTTTTGCAAAGCACACCAAATCAGAAAAGCCTTTAGGAAGTCCGTCAACTTTACGAGGATTGAGGAGTACCATTGATTTATACTCCTTTGAGTAAACCATTTTCCCCTGATAGAATGTGCCTGCATTTGTTCTGAATACAACACTATCTTGTGAAGATAACGCAAGGCGGATTTCGTTCTGTATCTCGTGTTCTGACTTACTCATTTCTAGGCTCTCCCATAGTAATAGCAGAGTATGAGAAATGTTCCTTAGCCTCCTCATACACCTTGAGCATATCTTCGCTCAGTGTTTCCTTGAATGTATTGGTAAGCATTTCAAATGCCAGTATCCAGAACGGAACGTCATACTGATTGATGTGTGCTTCTTTTATGATCTCGCTTGTGATGATATCAATTGCCTTGAGCGAATTTACGTTGGCATTAGCAAGCGTAATTGCAATTGAATTTACAGGATTGGTGTCAATACCAATTGCCTGGCTACCTCTCATCATTTAAACCATCCTCTCTGTTTTGCTTGGACATATGCCCATTGTGGCTTATATCCTCTCATTTTTGCAAACGCAAACAGTTCTTGAAGCGTCTTGCAATCCTTGGCGGACTTGTATTCCTTGACCTTGTCATCTGCTTCTCTACGTTTGCTTTCCTTTATTTCTTCAAGCTCTATCTGCTTGATATTTTTTATTTCCTGTCTAGTCAGTTCCTCAGCCGCTCCACAATACGGACATTTCTTTGCAGACGTTGGTCTATATGTAGCAAAGCATTTTGAACACTGCCGTATCTGTAGCGTGCCGTCTGCGTTATATTCCTTTTCAGGTTTCGGAACGCTGTTTAAGCTCCACTCTCTGTCATCATCAGGCAAGCCGTGTCGCTTGTAGTTGTTGACGTGATCAAGAATTATTGCCGTCTTGCCCTCTTTCGGGCGCATACACCGCATAGATTGCTGGATAAACAGCGTTAAGCTCATTGTCGGTCTTAACAGTATGCAACACTCGCAGTCAGGACAATCGAAGCCCTCTGATATTAAATCAACGTTGCAAAGGATTTTTATTTTTCCTGCCCTGAAATCGTCTGTAATGCGTTCTCGTTCGCTCTTAGGTGTATTGCCGTCAAAGTGTACAGCATTAATTCCAACCGCTCTGAACGCTTCTGCAACGCTCTCAGAGTGCTTAACGGAAGAACAATAGCATATCGTTTGAAGCCCGTCAGCATATTTGCGATAGTTCGCTATAACATCGCCAAACACCGCTCTCGTGGAAAGTAGCTCAGTTGCTTGCTGTGGGTCAAAGTCCTTGCCCTTGCGTTTGAGTGCCGATAGGTCAGCTACGCTCGGCGCAAAGTACCTATAAGGGGATAAATATCCTTGAGCAATAAGCTCTTTGGCAGTAATGCCTACTACCATATCATCAAAGCAATCTTTAAGTGGCTTGCCGTCAAGTCTGCTTGGCGTTGCAGTCAGCCCAACTACGAATGCCTTTGGAAAGCGTTCAAGTATTCTCTGATACGTCCTAGCCGTTATATGGTGGCACTCGTCAATGACAATGAAGTCAGGTAATTTGTACTGTTCTGGGTGCTTGTCAAGAGCATTTGCAAGTGTAGCGACCATGCCCACAAGAATTGTGTTGCGCTGAATACCAAAGCGGTCAAATGTTGCTATGGTTTGATCGAGCAGTTCTTTTCTGTGTACCAAAAACCACACTGTGTTGCCCTTGTCCTGTGACTTGTCAGCCATATATGCAAATATGGCTGTTTTGCCAGAGCCTAACCACAGGGCGCAACTGCGCAAATGCGCTTTCGCCCTGTACTCATAAGCCTCCTTACTTCATTAATAATTCTGTTTTGATAGTTTCTTAAAGTTAGCATTGTTTTCACATCAGAACGGCACATCGTCGTCATTGAATATTTCCTCGAAGCCGTCAATGCCAAGACTCTGCGTTGTAGGTGAGTTATTCTGACTTGGTACAGGCTGATTTTGTGGCGGCGTATTCTGCTGTGGCACACTCTGTGACGGAGCCGAACTGTTTCCGCCCTGCTTTGGTTCACCTGTGAATGAAACGTTATCAACATAAACCTCTGTCACATAGTGCTTTGTGCCGTTTTTATCATCGTATGTACGACTTCTTAGCTGTCCCTCAAGGGCTATCATTCTACCCTTGCTGAAATAGTTATTGATAAATTCAGCAGTCTTTCTCCATGCAACGCAGGTGATAAAGTCAGTTTGTTTCTCTTCTCCCTGCTTAGTGTAGCTTCTGTCAACGGCTACGTTAAATGACAGCACTGCTGTTCCGTTTGTTGTTTGCTTGAGTTCAAGCTCCTGGGTAATTCTACCCATTAAAATAACTTTGTTAAGCATTTGTATCCTCCAATCTTCCATGCAAGTGTTTAATAGTCTGCATATACTTTTTGCTATGACGCTTGAAAAAAGAAATCTCATAAATGATTACATATCCTGCAAACTCGTTTCCCAAAAAGCGACCAAAAGTTGACGCTCTTTCTATGTGACATATTTTTGCACCTGCACCAATTAGCAGGTTGAGGTAGTGTCCAAGTGTTTTCCCACTACACGATATCAGCAAGACTTCCTGCTTTCTCATATGACGTCCTCCAAATCTCTTGCGTCAACTATTCTGTCAAGTATCTTGGTGTCCTTACACCAATCACATCTCTCACACCTTTCGGCTGGTTCTTCAACTGTTTTCAGCTTAGCAAAGTGTGGTGTGCGTTCTTCAACAAACGCAAGTTTTTCGTCAAGCCATTCCTGCGGAACAGCGAACACGTTAAAATCTGTGTGTTTTTCTTTTGTGGCAGCAGCTATGAAGAACGGCAACTTTTTGCCTGTATTCTGACGAACTATTTCCTGATAAATAGCTCCCTGAATGTCATATCCCCAATATCGTATGAAGCTCTGTTTCTGCTTCTCAGCATCGTTCCAAAGCTTCTCAAAATCTTTGATGACCTTAAGGTCAACGATTGCCTTGCCGGGGTGATAGCTGTCTATCTTTATCTTGTATGGCACATCTGCGATTTTACCCGTCATAATGACCTGCTTTTCGCCTGCCATATACTTCATGAACAGCTCGTCATTCTCCACACGCTGGATAATACTCTCAGCCTGTACATAATCAGCCTTAAGCGTTCCGTCACGCTTAAACAACTCTGGGTGCTGAGCCTTGAAAACGTCAAGTGTTCCCTCAAAGTGAGCGTCAACGTATGAGCCTACGAGCAGAGCTGTTGAACTGTCACGCTTGTAATCACCTGCAATGTCCGCAAGTGTCCTTTCCTCACAGTCACAGAAACTCTTGAACTGTGAGCAGCTCATGTACTCAATGTTAGCTTGCTGGGAAAAGTAGTTCTCATTGGTAAGCTGTATCACAGATATGTCACCTCCAAATCATCACTGTCCGTTGTGCGAGTTGCGATAAACTGCAAGCCCTTTTCCTTGCACTTCTCATAAAGTGCAAGTCTGTTCTTTTCGGAAAGCTTCTCAGCTCCGTCAATCAGAATTATCTGTAGGCTGTTAGGCTTGCTGAGGGCAACATCGACGCAAAGCTGTAACTGCTCACCCTCTGACAGATTGCTGACGGGAAGTCCATTTATGAGAGGTATGCCGTCTTTAACTGTCAAACCCTTAACGGGTATTGTTGCTGTCTTAAGTATCTCACCTGGAAGCTCTCTTGCAAGCTCAATCTTGCTTGTGAGTGCCTTAGAATGTTCTTCAAGCGTTTCAAGTTCGTTCTGCATTGATTTCATACGTTTGTATTCGTTGAGGTGCTTTTTCATTTCCTCAGCTGTCTTGACCTCAGCTTGCATTGCAGATATGTTAACAAGCTGCTTGCCTGTGTATTCATCGGCTACCTTGATGTCGCTGTCAAGCTTTGCGACTTTCTCCCTGTATTCGCTTTCAAAAATCTTAGTCTTGTCTGCTATCTTGTCTGAAAGCGAATTGAGCTTGTCCTCAGCCGCCTTGATTTCGGCTTTCTTGCGCTCGATTTCGCTAGTAAGCTGTTCACGTTCTGCTGCGATAGCAGATTTCAGATTGCTTACTGCAATTTCCATTTCAGCCTGATAACCTCTTACCTTGTTGTCATAGCTATCTTTAAACAGCTTCGCCCTCTCGATGCGAGAGTTGTATTCCTGCGCCTTTGTTATCTTCGTATAGGCTTCGGATAGGTCATATGCTTCCCACTTTTCAGCCTGGAAGCCCTGTGGGATATCCTTTGCGATATCAGATATAAACGCTGTTTTGTTACGTATTTCTCTGTTGATATCCTGCCTTGTCTGGAAGTAAAAGCCCTTTTCCGACTGTATGTCGTTTAGGACCTGCAATATATTCTGCTGATAATCAACATCCTGCGGAATTTCACCAAACTTCTCCTTAATCCAATTTAAGTCCCAATCGAATTCAATGAGGTCAAGAATAATTCTGTTCTGCTCCTGCCTTGACATCTGTGTAAACTTAACAGGGTCAATCTGCAGTGGCGTGAACAACTCTCTGACAAATGCTTCGGGGCTTTGAACAGGTTTGCCGTCCTGTCTGATGTTCTTGTAGTCTGCCTGATTGACACGCTTCTTGCGGTCAATAGTCAAACCTGTGTCGGTCTCAATGAAGATTTCACCTTCGCTTTCGCCATTCTTAATGACATAATCACGGCTGCTGTCATTGGTGAGAGCGTACTTTATGCTATCGATGATAGATGTCTTACCTACGCCGTTTGAGCCGGTAACTTCTATTGAGCGTCCGTCCAGTTCTGTTTCAGAAATGCCGAACAAGTTCTTGATATGAATTTTTGTAGTTTTCATTTACAGTACATCCTCCACTTCTCTTACCGCAGGTTTTGAAGAGTCCTCAACTTCGCCTTCGACCTGCACACCCATAAGCGTTTCCGGGCAGTGAACCCTTGCGAAAAATGATGCTGCACGATATGCTAACATCTGTTCGGGCATATTTCTCCACTTAGAGTTGGAAGTCCACCCCTCTGCTTTTGCCATAGCCATTGTGACTGTCGTTCCCTCAAGTACATCACCGTCTTTGTCAGTTGCCTTGACGTAGCAACCTCTGTCGTCAGTACCTTTTGTGCCGACGTAAATCACCTTTACGTCTGTAAATTTTGCTCGGATAAAGCTCAGGCAAGCTTGTCCGCTCCAACTTGGCTTGCCCTTGACCACGTACATCGATTGCATGACCATCATCGGGCTTACGCCCATGCGGTTAGCCATGTCAATGGCTATTGCGGTATCAGCGACCTTACCCTTGTACGCCTGCGGTATGATGTCCGCTTTGCAAAGTTCGCTTGCCATTTTGAAATACTGGCGGAAGTCTGAGATAATTCCCGTGTCAGTATGCGATGCGAGCTGTGTCTGTGTCTGCGTAGGTATCTGCCTGATTTCTGTCTGATTTATGTCGATAATTTCGTTATCCATTATATTTCTCCTCTCTTATCATTGTGAACGTGTGTTCTTTGTAGCAAAACCACATCTCCGTTGTTTTGTAAACATCGTCACCGATATGGTTGTATGATGTAACAGTGTGCAGTGGCGAATATACCGCATCTGCAAGTGCCTTGAAATCGTCCTCACGTGCGAAAAGTTCAATACGTCCGCTTGCGGTTGCATTGTATATTGCTCTGACAGCAGGGAAGTTGCAATCATTGGCTATTTGTGCAAGAGTATCAACGCTTGTGATTATGCTGTTCAACTTTTCGATTGCTGTCATTTCGCCCTCTCCTTTCCAATAACGCTGGTTCTGCCAGCTTAAAGTCTTTGCAGGGGTAACGCCTGCTACTCTCCAAACAACCTTTCAGGTGCTTGCAGTCAAGGCAAGAGTAGTTAGTCACTCTGCTCACCTATCAACGTATTACCATAAATAACAGTGTCGCCGCAAATCCTAGATTTGTCGCAAACATTAATATTGCCAAAGACCTCGGAGGTATCATATACCTTTGCGTTATCATGTATCTTTGCTTTGCCAAAAACCTTGGCATTACCAAAGACCTCAGCTCTGTCATAGACTTTAGTGTTTCCAAAGACCTCAGCACTACCATATATCTTAGCGGAACTATAGACCCAAGCATTTTCATAGACCTGTGCATCACCATAGACCTTTGCATTATCAGACACCCATGCACATTCTTTAACCCTAGCTTGGTCTCCAACCTTAGCTTCACCAAACACATTAGCATCATCATATACATTTGCATTACCATATATTTCAGCATTATTGTAAACACTAGCGTCACCATGAACCCTAGCGGTGTCGTAGACTTTTGCGTCATTAGACACCCATGCGGTGCCATCTTGGCTGAGGTTGTTTTCGTTTTCTATGTAACCGCCCAAGTCACCAGCTTTGACACAGCCAAACGACTTTAACGCTTTTATACGGAATAGCTTTCTGCCTTTCCATTCTATAGATTGCGTTGTTATTTCGTATTTCTTAGACATTGCCGTCACCGCCTCTCAGCCTCTCGATATTTTTCTTTAAGGCTACGATATATCCCGTCAGATACCCGTTTGGGTAGTCATTAAGGGCTATTACTGTTATTGCCTTTAGCTCCTCTTGACAAATGTCAAGCAGTATGCTATCATCAAGGTGTGTGTTATCGGTATCTTCTTTTACAGATACCTCCGAGCTTGTGCTGTTGGCAGACAGTGCAAGCTCGTTTTCTTTGCCTGATTTGAGATAATGCAGCACCGCACTTGACAGTTCCTCAAAGCCCTTGCATTCCATTGTAGACCTTGGGCAGTCCTCACAGTCACCTGCACCGCAGTGACATATCTCAAAAATTCTTATCGTTTCTTCTCTCGTCAGCATTTTTCTTCCTCCCATTCAAAACGACCCTTGCCACTGTTACGCCACTGACCGATACCTCTCAGCCTGCCGTAGTCCAACCATTCACGCACAGCCGTTTCCATATCGTCTTTCAGTATAATGATTGTGAACTCAACTGTCGCCCCTGCAGGAACTGTCTCAGAGTGTGCCAGTGCAACACGTTCGCCCTGTGGCGTGCTTGCTCTCAACGGCCTCTGGCATTCACCCATACCGCCCTTGAATTCGTATGGGATTTTTCTTTCCTCAACGAAAACAAGTCCGTCAATTTCTTTCTTGTACGCCTTGATTTTTGAGCTTGCCGTGCCTGATACTTTTTTTAACACTCCGCAAGCGTCCTTGAAAAAGCCTTTTACCTGATAGTCCCACAAGAAAGGCGTGCCGTCTTCCAGTGTCGGGAACACTGTCATGGACTTTTCGACTACCTCAGCCACACCAAGTGCGGCTATCTCTTCCTCACGGCTCTTTGCGTCAGGGGCTTTCGATGCGATGTACTCATCGTGGATTGTGGTTGTTGCATTTGCCGTTCCCAAAATCTCCTCTGTGAACGTCAACTTTACTTTGATTTTTTTCATGCTCATGTTTTTTGACCTCCGTTAAACGTTAAATTTTTCCTTTGCGTGACAAATCTTTGCTAGACCCTTGCGTCTCTATGCTTCGCAATGCCATAGCTACGCAATCATTTGCCAGGCCATTGCGTTTCATCGAATTGCGTTTCCACGAATTGCATTTCCTTTGCATAACGCCGCCACTCTGTACGCTGCAATGCCATTGCTTATCTAAACGGTGCTGTGCATACCTAGCCCTAGCTCTTCACCTCACAGCTTCGCCGTTGCTTTATCAATCCTTGCGATACCAATCCATGCCTCTGCCTTTCGTTGCTTATCGACGCTAGGCCGTTGCAAGTCTATGTCATTCGATGCTATGCCGTTCAACGCTCTGCCGTTGCCCAGCAAATCGACGCTGTACTTTGCCCTTGCCTATGCTTTGACATTCATTGCTAAACCCCACTATGTCATGCCGTTGCTTTGCTGTTCAAATCAACGCCTTCGCACTTCGCAGCCGTTCACAGGTTCGCTTTGCCGTAGCCAATGCTATTCATAGCAAATCCGTTGCGTTGCAAATCTAAACTCTGCCGTTGCTGTTTTCGTCGTCGCTGTCATCATCATAGTTGTGTTCCCATTTGTGCTGGTCTATGATACATGCTATGAACAGTATTACAGCGTAGAAAACTGTCAGTATCACGATCGTTGCGCCTATTATGCAGGCTATGAATGTACTATCCGTCATTTTACCACCTGCCCTTTGTGGAAATTTCCACCTTGACCACAGGTCTTGCAGTTTCCTTCATTGCCTTCTCCAGTTCCTCACGGATTGCGGTTTCGGCGGTTTCTTTAACATTTCGATATAGTCCATATACCGCTAGAGCGAATAGCGCCACACATAACGCTATTGCAGCCACGAATCTGACGATCTCCAGCGTTGCTATCATGTTGTTCATCTTCGTACACTCCTTTCCTTGCAGTATTCCGCAAAGATTTCTTCGGGGTTCGCCCCGATAATCTTGCAGTACGTTACGATTTGTTCAGCATTCATGGTGCCGAACTGCCGTTCCCACCTGCTCACGGCCGTCTGTGTCATGCTCAGCCGTTTTGCGATTTTTGCCTGTGTGATATCATTGTTGGTTCTGATAGATTTCAGCCGCTTGGATATCACGTCATTGGCTGTTATTTTCTTTGCAGGCATTTTCAGTCCTCCTTTATCATTTTATATGCCCATATCTCTGCATTAGGAAAACTTTCTTTGTGCCTCTTTGCAGCCTTGGTGGCTTCCTCCAACGTGTCAAAAAGCCCTATGAAAATGCAGTGTGCAGGGTCTGCTTTGTCATAGACCTCATACATCGTATCATTTTTGTAATGCCTTTCTACGGCCTCGCCTTTTTTCATGTTTGTAAGTCCTTTGCTATTCTTTGCAGGCATTTAACATCACCCTCTGTATCTTGCCGCAGCAAAGTCAATGCACATTTCCGCAACATATCTCAGTGACGTTTTGCTTTTGAACGCAAGTTCACGGAGCATTGTGTAATAATCTTCACCAATCTGAATGACCTTTGTCGGTTGCTTTTCCTCAGGGAAGATATAGAATGTGTCTGATGTGTCGTCAAAGATTTCTTTTGCTTGTGGTATCTCAACACCGAGAAGTTCACAAAGCTTGAGTTCCGTTGCCTTGTCCTTTATCGTTGAGCCGTTTATCCAACGATAAATACTTCTCACGTTTACGCCACACAGCTTAGCAAATTCCTTGTAAGTTATGTGATTGTCCTGACAATAGCTGACAATAAGCTTGCCGTACATTGTTCTCCCTCTCCTCTCTAAAGCTCTATGTGCAGAGCCGCTGAAATAGCTTTCGCCACGTTATCTGAGCGATCTCGACTATCTGTGTTACTCATGAACACGTTTATTGTGTTCTCGCTGTAACCTGTCAGCTTAGCAAGATCCTTTCTCGTCATGCGACGAAGCTTGAGTTCTGCATAGACTTTTGCAACGAAATTTTGATAATTCACTTTATCACCTCCGATATTGGCTTGTTGAGTTTTAACAAAATGAAGATTTCATTTTCATTTTTCAACCTGTTAGCAAGAGCTTTCTGTTCGTCAGTTTCAGGGTTTTTAAGCTGCCATTCTTCAAAAGCGGTGTATCCATGTTTCTTTAGAATATTGCACACCGTTGTTTTACCAGTTGCACCTTGCTTGCCCGAAACAATGATAGGGATATCCCTCATTGCAATTAAGAAATCTTTCTCAAAGTATCTTGCCAACACATACTCGATGCTGTTAATTTTCAAACTTTGTTCACCTCCAAAACACATAAATTTTGTAAAAGAACCTTGACAAACAAGGCAAAAAGAGCTATTATATAAGTGCGACCAAATATAATATAAACGAGCTATATTGAAAATTGGGACTTTCAATATGGCTTGGTTTTGTGTTGTCTTTTTTGTATAATTTCTTTTACAAACTTATTATACATTCACAAAGTGCGTTTGTCAATAATAAAATGCACTTTATGAATGTTTTTGTAGCATATTACAAACTTTTAATCATTAATATGTTAGTTTTATACAAAAGGAATAGTGATTTTAAGGAGAATAGTTATGTTTTACGATACGCTAAATGCACTTTGCGAAGAACGAGGTTTAAAACTTACCAATGTTATTAATGAACTTGGTTTTTCGAGTGGAAACCTTTCACGTTGGAAAAGTGGTATTACTCCCAAGGGAGCAACAATAACCAAGCTCGCTAATTACTTTGGCGTTTCTGCCGATTATCTTTTAACAGGCAAAGAAAAAACCTCTGCAGGCATTGAGCTGTCCGCAGAGGAGATAAAAATAATTGAGTTGATCAGGAGTCTTTCAGACGAGAAAAAGGAAATTTTCAAGAAGTTTTTAAATTCACTTTAAATAGGAGGTGTAGTTATGCTCCAAACAATACTTGTGTTGCTTATCATTGTTGCGGCGTTTGCGTTGACAATGGTAATTTTAAAAGTGCAGGAAAGACACATCAGAGAAGACGGGGCAAATTACGAAGAATATGTTTACAAACGTGACCTTCGCAAGAATAAAAATGAGCAAATTGCTGCAATAGTGCTACTTATAGTAGGCTGTATAGCAACTATTGCTATCGGAATAGCAATTAATTAAAAAAATTAGGAGGAGATATTATGAAAAAAATTATAACAGGGGTAGTTGCACTTACAATGGCGTTAGGTATGACAGCTTGCAGTGACAGTGGTGAGAATAATAACAGTACGACAACGTCAACCACAACCTCAACTGCAACCGAAACTACTACAGTTGCAACTACGCCGAGCGAAGAAACTACAACCACAACATCAGCAGATATCACTACCACAACAGAGCAAACAACAACCACTACTGTCACAACTACAGAAGAAACTACCACCACTACTGCTAAAGAAACAAAAGAGCAGGTGCTAATAGATAGCAACGGAATAAAAATCACGTTTAAGGGAATGGACTATAGTGACGGAATATTCGGACCAGAAGTTAAGCTGTTGATTGAGAATAACACTGACAAAAATTACACTATACAGGTGCGTAATTTTTCTGTCAATGGATTTATGATTGAAACTTCAATGTCAACAGATGTAAACGCCGGCAAGAAAGCTAACGACACTATAATAATAGAAAATTGGTCATTGGAAGATAACTCAATCTCAGCAACAGATTTGCAAACGTTAGAGTTTAATTTTAGTATTTTTAACTCTGATGATTGGACGGATAGCTTTGACTCTGAAACCGTAAACATTCAACTTTAAAATAAAAAAGCTAACTCAAATGAGTTAGCTCAGAACTATGTACCTTTTGTTTGTTTTTGCTTTAGGTCCTCTCCTTGTTCCTTGGCGAGTTCAACTAATTTGTTTAGCACCTTTTCTAACCCGTCAGGGGATAAGGATCTCAGCTTTTCAATCATTTCTAGCTCTTCGTCTGTTATCTTCATATTAGACCATTCCTTTCCCTTTTCACATAATAATACAATAAGACCAATATATTGGCAATAAAATTCCACTAAACAGGAATTTATTTGTGAATTACAACCAAATCTGCAAGTTCACATTTGAAGAAAATTACCAAAAGCACTATGGTGTCTATTCTTGGTACACTTTCACCTGTTTCGATTTTCGACAAGGCGGATTTGCTAACACCTGTTCTTTCCGCAAGCTCAACGAGAGTTAGACGTGCTCTCTTTCGCAATTCTTTCAATTTAATTTCGTAGAGTGGCATTTTATATCACCTCGGGGTTAGCATACCCAAAGTTGATATAATTATTATAGAACATTTGTTCGATGTATCTAGTATATCCTATATTACGACGATTGTCAATAGGAATTTTAAACCTGTCCGCATTTTTGTACTACATAGAAGAAGGAGCATAACCATGGGATTACGTTTTAGAAAATCAATCAAAATTGGCAACGGTGCGAAATTGAACATCAATAAAAAATCCGTCGGTTTGAGTGTCGGCGGAAAGGGTGCAAGATATACAGTGAACAGCTCAGGACGGCAATAAAAAAGCCCCCACAGAGCGACCTGTGAGGGCGTGTACAACACCAACAAACCACAGCAAATGGACAGTAGGGTAGTACCCTATTATCTTAGCATATAATCAAAATTTTGTCAAGATGTTTAGGAGGAATTTTACATGGCAACAGCGAAGAAATTACCAAGCGGAAGTTATCGTGTGAGAGTGTACGATAAAAACACCGGTAAATACAAATCTTTCACGGCCGAAACGAAAAAAGCCGCCGAGCTTGCGGCGGCGGAATGGCTGATAAAATGTCAGGACGAAGAAAACCAGCAAATAACATTCCAGACCGCAGCTGAAGAATATATCAAAATAAAAACGCCTGTGCTATCACCCACCACGATACACGGCTATCAGACTATCCTGCGTAACAATGTTGACAGGTTGAAAGATATTCCAATTGATGAGGTTACGCCGCAGCTAGTGCAGGACTGGGTAAACGGTTTGACCGTTGAAAAATCGCCGAAAACTGTTCATAACATCTATGGTTTTTTTACAGCTGTTATGTCATACTATGACGTGGATATACGGTTAGGAAAAATTCGTTTGCCACCCAAAACGAAAAAATTTAAAATTCTGCCTGATGTTGAAACCGTAGTGGGCCTGTTCCGTGGGTCAGATATAGAAATCCCTGTGCTGTTGGCTGTATGGGGCGGTATGCGTATGTCGGAAATACTGGGTATCCGCCGCAAGGACCTATGCGGTGATGTGTTGACACTGTCGCAGGTGCGTGTCACAGTTGGTAAGGAAATAATTGACAAAGAACAGGCTAAGACCTACAACAGTCGCCGACAGCTACGGCTAGGGCAGCCGATAGTAAATCTAATAGACAGCCTAAACCTGCAACCCGATGATTATGTTGTGACCTACACCCGAAAACAGGTGTACGGCCGTTTCGTCAAAGCAATGCGATCGGCAGGCTATCAGATCACATTTCACGATCTACGCCACATCAACGCCAGCGTTATGGCGAAACTAAATGTTCCTGATGTATACGCTATGGAACGTGGCGGCTGGAGCAACACCAGCACATTGAAATCGGTATATCAGCAAACGTTTGACACAGACCGCCAGCGTATTGACCAAACCATTGATAACTATTTTCAGGACATATATGACACGAAATGTGACATGAAAAATATAAAACAGCGTAAAAACGTAGTTTGAATAACTTTTGCCGTGGGTTCAAGTCCCGTCACCTCGACCAGCACGAAACCGCTTGTTTACGTCAAATGGCGTAGATAGGCGGTTTTCTTTATATTCTAAAATGCTAAAATATGCGTAGAAATGATAAAATATCATTCAAAATGATAAATATATGACACGAAATATGACACGGAATTTTGCACACGCTGAAATTTCGCTCTGAAAATATGTACAAAAAAGCAAGTCTGCATTTGTGCAATCCTACAAAATTCAATGTTATCTATATTTTTGTTATCTAGCTACTTGACATTCGCTAGATAACATGGTATACTATAATCACAGGCAAGAGATGAGACCTGAAATCAAAAATTAATTTTCGGAGGTACAAAATCATGAAAATCACAGGCGTAAAAAAAGCAGTAGGAACTTTTAAGAGAGCTAATGAGGGCGGCTTCTATCGTTCAACAATGGGTGTGTTGATGGTTGATTGCTCAACAGGTTATGTATGGTGTGACGAATTAACATGTGACTCTTGGGTCAACTACGAAGATAAGAATATCGCTTACTTGGAATGGGACGGGGAAGCCACTATGAAGAACATCAAGGCGGCAGCCGAAAGAATGTGCGCAGAACATATCGCATAAACAGCCCTGATGAGTCTCGGAAGATTGAGACGAAACGCCCGAAAGGGCGTCGGCTGGAAAGCAAAATAAAATTTGAAAGGAACTGATAACATGAGCAAGTTGAAAGACATGAGAGAAGCAAGAGGCATGACACAAGATGAACTGGCAAAGAGAATAGGTTCTGTCAGAAGCTATATCTGCCGTCTGGAGAGCGGTGCGCAGGATATCAACTTTATCCAGGCTAGCACACTGGGGCGTCTATGCACGGCACTGGACTGCAAACCAGAAGATTTGCTGGAAGCCGATAGTTTTGAATTTGAGGAGATCAACGGCGAAAAGCGACTGATAGTTGATGGGCTGTATAGCCCCGAAGGCAACTATTTGCTGGTAAAAATCAAGAACCGCACATATCAGCTGAGCATGATTGATTTTTCAAACGTTGACGATGTATCAAAATATTTGATACCACGTGGAAATGCCAACATTCCACGAAGTGCCGCAGAGTTTGACAAGAAGGCATACTGGATATATAAAATGGCGCCACGTGACGGCGTGGAAGTCAAAGTCCTGGATCCTATCAGCCCAGAGGATTGGAAATTGCTAGTTGAAAAACTAGGGCTGACCGATGACGATATTTCGGACGAATTTGAGGTTGTCAAGGGTAAGAACTATGGCGAAAAGTGTGAGAAGCACTACATTTGCAGACAGATCAGGCTTACCACCCCGAAAAATTCGGTTACAATCGAACGAGAACTGAAAAAACACGGCATAGAAGCAACAAATGTAAATATCGACCGCATAAACGTCAGGGTAAAATGACATGGCAAAACAAAAATACGAATTGCTGCCAGACAAAGTAGTAGCAGCCAACATAGAAACCATAAAAGCCATAGGACATATCGCAACCGATACCGATATAGTGGACTATGTCAGCGGTCAGCTGATGCGTGACTATATCAAAATCGGTAAGAAGACACTAGATGAAGCCGCCAAGCTGACCGAACAAACGATAATGTCAGATGATTTTTTAGACAAGCTGGGGGCTATAAAAAATATGACAAACTGGTACTATAGTGGACGGCAAGTGTATCTATTTGATGATGATTTTGCAGATTTGCTCAGCGGTCAAGGCACAGCCGATTTGAAAATCAGCGCAGACGTTTTCAAACAATTGCCGTGTAACTGTTTTTATGTCCAGCGAAAATACAAAAATAGCGTGGGGTTCTTTTTCGATTTGCAGGGTGACCGAATGACAATGACAGAATATTTTTTTGACAATGTCGAAAAAGACTACTATTCGGAATCAATCGCTATAGAATTGCAGTATGATATGACAGTTGAAGAACTGATATATAAAATTCTAGGCAGCTATGCCAAAAAAGACAAGGCAGGCACTAAGGCAATGATATGCGACATAGCCGAAAAATTGCAGTTCATTGTCTACCTATCAGCCGTAAACGCAGAAATCGCACCTGTCACGAAACGTCAGGCGCAAAAGAAAGCCACCGCACAACATCCACAGAAATCAGCCGTAGCAAACGTAGGATACCGCATCGGCGTGGCTGTTCGCAAGCATAGGCAGGCTGAAAGCAGTGTCAGCTATCAGCATAGCCCACAAGGTCACAGCGCACCGAAAGCGCCGCACATCAGAAGAGCACACTTCCACGGCTACCATACCAACAACGGCTATCAGGTGAAGTGGCTGAATACGATTTTTGTAAACGCTGAACGTGATGATAATGATATCAGTACAATTCACAAAGTGCTGCAATGACTGTGTATCTGCAATAAAAAAAGCCGCCAGGGCAAACGCTCTGACGGCTAAATTTATGCGAAATTTATGCGAATTTTATGCGACTATTTCTTGATTTTTTCACGCAGTTTTTTGATGAATTTCTTGCCTGCAATGCCGTTCTGCTTGTAGCCCCATGCTTTAAGACGGCTGTTGATAGCACTGACAGTGCCCTTGCCGATAATGCCATTATCGTCCAGCTTGGCACCGTCAAGGATCAGCAGTTGTTTCAGGGCATACGACCCGTCTGTGCTTGCGCCTTTTTTATAGCCTTTTGTCTCTAGCGTAGGCGGATTGATAGCGTTCTGATTTTTCGGACGCAGAACGCCAAGAACATGGTTGTAATTGTGTTTGATTTTTGTACATGGATCGTTCCTGCCTGTCCAGTTCTGATCGTAGCTGTAGAAATATTTTGTGTTGCCTTCGCCTGTGGCTATGGCAACGTGACCGATACCGCCGTTCAAACTGCCGCCCCATACCACGATGTCACCCTTTTTCGGCACAAACGACAGAGTGTTCTTTATTCTGGTAAAATAGCCCTTGACCGCCTGCCTGTCGAAATCTTCGTAAATCTGCCTAGCATACAGACCTGTGAACATACCGCAGCCGATAACATCACGGTTGTACTGGTTTGCCAGGTCAAAGCACTGTACATTATATGCTTTGTCAAAATCAATGCCCTTGCCTTTGTACTTTTTTACGAACTCGTCAAATGTCATTGCCATAGTTAGTCCTCCTTATCTTTAAAAACTCCGAATTTTGCCACGACTTTGTTTATCCAACTGGCTTGTGGGTTAATCTCTCCATAATTTTCTAGTATAGAAACTATTTCCATGGTGAAAATATACCCGAACACGGCTAGCGCGGTTATAGTGCCTGCAATTCCTGCCAGTTCGCTATGTCCATAGTAGTGTCCCAGCTGTTCAAAACCTATCTCCGAACCGATAGCCACGCCCATGACGACTATTTCGGCTAGTTTGTTCAGACCACCCTTGCGCATTTTCGATGAACGGACGTCGCCCTTGCAGTAGGCTTTTATCCAGCCAGTGGCAAAATCAGCCAGCGCAAGCCCTATCACGATCATCAGCATAATTATGTACTTCATTCGCTCGCCTCACTTTCATACTTCTCTCCAGTGATAATTGTGTACTGTTCAGGGGTTATCTTGCCCCTGTCAGCAAAGTCCTTTACCTGTTCAGTGGTGTACAGCCCTAAATCGTACAAACGTTTGACTTTTTTATACATTGTCGTCACTCTCCTCAATCAGCGTGTCGGTCATCAGCGCAGTATACAGCACCTGCGCTTCTAACTCATCAACCTTTGTGGCTTTCTTCGGCTGAAAATCTTCGGCGGATAGCCCTAGCTTCTCCGCCATTTTTTTCTGCAATTCTGTCATACGCTACCTCCTATCTCTGACAGCTTGACCACATATTCTTCTTCGTTCGGGACTGGTATGCGATAGCTGTCGTTGCTGTTTTTGAATGTCACTGAACCCCCTGCCTCGACCTCGATATTTCGCAGAAAATCATCTGGTATCAGGGTTGAAATATCGGTGACGATAGGTGTTCCTAATGGCACTATTTCTGTGCCGCTAACGCTGTTGACCTGTGTATACGTTTTGTTTTCGTAGTCCACAATGTTACCCTCTACGCCGTAGCCAGGCAGATTGCGGATTGCTTTGGGGATTGGGTAAACGTTGCTGTGGTAGGGGGTAACATTCGTTGGTGTTACAGTACCCTCCCATATAGCCGCCTGCACACCTGTTTCTGTCCTCATGGTGACATATCCATCAATTGGGGCGGAAAATGTATATCCCATGTCGGTTGCGTGTCTGATTCCGTCATACGTTTTACTGTTTGGCGTTGGTTTATCAGTATGCAGACCGTATACAGCACCACCTAGAACTGTGTAGGTGCGACATTTAACGATTTCGGCAACATGGGTGTCAAAATTTGAATTTCGTACATATGTTCCTGATGCGTCAATGGAATATCCCTGCCATTTTTCATAGATTTTGTTTCTGCTTTCTTCCACAACTTCTGTCACCCCTGCACTGACAACCTCCCCAGCACAGTATGGGTAGTAATCGGCTGGGAACATTTTCTCGAATTCTTCCACGCTTTTTGGTTCGTTGCCTGCACCAAACATTTGGGTTAGGTCAAACAATTGCAGTGTAAATTTGTATGTGCCTGCGGTTGCGCCTGCGAATGCACGAAAATATAGCGGTGGTGGGTTGCCTACTCCCGACGATAGTGTATATATACCATTTTCTGTAGTGGTGTAACGTTCGCTACCATTGGACACATTTACATTGTTATTTCCAAAACGTACCGTCACATAGGAACTAGGATTATTTATATCCCTGATACATTTTCCTACCACTTTATGACCGATTGCCTGTGCGATAGGTGACGTATCAGCAATTATTTGTTTCAGCCATTTTTCGTCGGCAACATCTTCGTCAACTGTTATTGCGACATGGATTATGCTGTCAGGTATCATCTGATTAAACACAATTGACCTGCCACCAATATTTTTCACCGACATCAGCTTTGCCCCAGTAGGGACTGTCTTTGCGTATGCGGTTTCTGTATCTGTTTCAAACTGGTGCGTCACACCCTGACCCATGTCGTACAGTGCGTCCACACGCCTTTTCAGTTCCTTGTCGGACAGCTTCACCGCAGAAATCTCAGCCGTGTTTTCAGCGATTTTTGTAACCGCTGTTACATAGTCGTCTGGAAGACTGTCAGCTATGGATTGTGCTGTCTGTGCAGCAGTCTCAGCAGCTGTTCTGTCCTCTGCGACCTGGGCGGCATGGTCTGCCACTGTAGCCTTGTCGGCTGTGACCTGCGTTGCCATTTCCTGCACTGCCTGTCTGTCTGCTGCAGTGCTGTCGGCATTAGTCTTGGCTGTCTTTGCATAGCCTGCTGTTATGTTCTTGTCGGCTGTGGTCTGCTGTGCTGCCGTTGATGCTTGCGCTGCGGATACCTTGGCACTATTCTGAGATTTGACTGCTTCGGCACGTGCGGTTTCTGCGCCCTGCATGGCGGTTTCTGCCTGTGTTGCGGACGTTTCTGCCGCTGCCTTTGCGGTTTCAGCACGGCTTGCCGCCTGCGTTGCGGTGTCTGCTGATAATCCTGCGCTTGTGGCAGATTTGGCGGCGTTATTTGCCGCTGTAGTCGCTGTTTCTGCGGCGGTTTCAGCGGCTTTGCGGTCTGCGGCAACCTGTGTGCCTATGGCGTCTATCTTATCCAGTGCGTCAGCTGCCACACTTGGTGACGGTACTGCATTATCGCCTATAGCCGCACCTATTCGCAATCTGAATATGCGTGATTTTTTCAGCAGTATGTACTCCTGCCCTGACAGTTTTTTAGCCGCTATCTGACACGATACTGTCTGCGCTGACCGCAGTATATCTGCTGTTGGTGTCCACTGTCCGCCTGTGATATCGACCTCATAGACAGTGCCGTCGCCATAGTCGATAGTCAGCACATAGCGGTCTGCACCGTCTATCTCCATGCCCTCGACCGACACAGGGCGGACATTCGTTTCACCCACATAGCCCAGCAGGGCTGTGCTTAGGGTTACGTCATAATCTGCATTTAATGTTATTGTCATTTAATCCCCCCCTATTCTATCGCAATGTAATCCACATAGTACGTTCCTGTCGGGACATTTACTGTTGACCCGTTATTAGCTCCCATGCAGACGTTCAGATAGTACGACTTTCCCGAACCACTAACGTGGGTGCAGAACGTCTTGTATGGTGTTGGTATGTCTGTCTGCCGTAGTGTTGCTATAACCTGCTTAGGCGCAAAATTCAGTCCAAGCGGTATCCGCATCAGCGCATTTGTTCCCGTCATCTTGTGTTCCACAGTGCCATAGTGTATCTTGCCGGCTCGGCTCAGTATCTCATCGATTTCCTCACCTGCGTGTTGCATAGGATAGTCGTTGATATCTTGCGCCAATGTCAAATTTTCATCAGCCATTATCTCGCCCCCTTAAAGCTGTTCTTCAACGCTCAGACCTACCGCAGAAATGTCTGCTGAAAGTCCGCCGTCAAAGGTAAATCCTAAATTTGTTATCGGTATATCATAGCTGTCTGTGCCGTTGGTGTAGGTCACCACGTCACCTATGTCGAAACGTGGGTCACCAAGTCTGTGGTACAGCTCAGTGGTATACCACGAAAATCCACCTATCCTGCGCCACAGAGATTGTAGCAAAGACTCTGTCATATACGGATTTTCAAATTCTAGTACACGTCCTTGTGTTGTATCTGTCACACCAAGTGACAACGTTACATCATCACTGACCTTGCAGATTATGCCTACTATCACGTTCTGTCTTTCTGACAGCGTAGGTAGGTCTATTGTGTTGTTATCCAACGTTTTCACCGGTTTGCCATACCACTTTCGGACGTACTTTCCATACCTGTCAACATACCCGAACTGCCCCTGAGCTGAGGCAAGGTAAGACAGCATTTGCCGCATGGTCACGTCTTTGGGCACTGAGCTGACTTTGAAATAGAAATACTTTGAGTACAGCACCTTGCCGTTCTTATCTATCAACCTTCTGCCGTTCTTGTCACGCAGTAGTCGCACCTCTGTATAGTCATTGCCGTTTTGCAAGCCTAATTGTCTGCAAATGTCGTCTTCGACGGCTTTATTCCAGTTTGGCATAGGGATATGCGGTACATATGGTTTGTCGGAAAAATATAATCTATCCGCCATTGTCAGCTGAACACTGCCGCCTGATTTCTTTGATTTTACACAGGTGAAACGTCCCATTGGTATCTTTTCGTCTGAAAGTATGCCGCTAGTTTCGTAGTCTACGAGATACAGATATGTGTCATACTCTTTGCCGAGAAACGCTGTTTCAGTGTCACTTATGGTCATGTTCCACGATTGCGAACATACTGCGCCCAGCTCGATGTCGTCTGAAAGTGATGTTGCCTGCATGGAGCTGTCAGCTGACATAATGCTGTCACCTGATATAACGCCCTCTGCATTCTCTATCCACAGCCGCCAAGTACGGCAATAGCTCTCGATACGCTGAGAGACGGGTTCATTCTGTACTGTATACAATTTTACCGCCTCCTAGCATTCGATTAGGTCTACTGCGACATTTTTCAGATGTTTCATCGGTGAGACCCACTTTAGCACATCATATTTTGTGTCGCCTGCATACATGGTGCACGTTTGCTCAACAAATGTTTCATCTGTAAATGTCACGCTGAAAAACGGCTTGCTTACGTTAGAAATGTATTGATTTATCAATGCGACTTGCTCACCTGTGAGGTGTACCCACGATATGATTAACTTCTTCTTTATACACACCATATCTCCAACAAGCTTTCCGGTTGCTGAACGTCCTGTGTTATCCGACCAGATTTTGTTGTTCTGTACCTGCAAATCTGCAGGTACAGGCATTTCTACGCCGTCAAATTTAAGCATTGTGTCACCACCTCACTTTAGTGCAACGGACTTTTGCCTGTCCGTCTGGTTGTATCGTTTATCCCGTCAACAGCAACTTTTACGAAGCTGTTCTTGTCAGGCACGATTTTAACTGTCATTTCATTGTTTCTGCTACCGCTGTTCTGAGTATCTCTGTTTGCTTCACGTACTGCCTGATATACCGCTTGACTGATTGCCGCAGTAATCTGATCGTTATTTGCAACGGCGTTTCTGCTACCAATAGAACCGACCATTTCAGGTGTGCCGTTTTCTCTTGCAACAAATAGCTGACCTGTCGCAGGATAACCGCCACTTGCATATCCCTGAACACGATATCCAGGCGCTGTATAGCTTATCTGTGGTATAGATACAGCTTGTCCCATAGCAGCAAGAATGCCATTTGAGGCTATCTGTATTGCAGGTACCGCACTATTGAATGAGTTGAAGAATTGGACGTGGAAATCGTCCGCCTTATCGAGAATAGTATTGAAAATATCAACAATATCATTGATGAGGCTATTTTTCCTCAGGTCAATGCCGTTTTTAAAGCGGTCTATAAATTTGATACCGATTGAGGTTGTCGCAGAATTTGTATCAAATGTTGTAACGGCTGATTTTGCTGTTTTTGCTACGTAAGTGTTCATAAACGTTGACAGCGATTTTATGCCGTTCATGAAGCCTTGGAGGAAAAAGACACCCTGCTGAAACGTCTTTCTTGAAGGTGAATGTTCATCAAGAGCTGTTGCACTTGCTTTAACTGCTGCAAGCCCTATTTGTGACGCTACCTCAGTTACGCTTTTGCTCTTTGACTTAATACCCTCTGCCAATCCTAAGCTTCCATTTTCGCCATTCTTTGTCATTTGATACATGAATTTTGCGCCATAGTTTCTGTCAATGTCAATGCCCAAACTATCAAACAGGTTAGAAATTTCACCGCTTATCGGCTTATAGGCGCTCCGTACTCGTTTGCCAACTATGTCGGTAAGATTTTTTTGATATTCTTCTTCTCCTCCGAACCCTGTCTTCAACGTTGCTTCCATTGCTTCTTTTGCGGTTGCTGTTGCGTTTGTAGTACCCTCTGCAATGGCATTCTCAAATTCATTGTAAATGCCATTAACAATGCCTGACATTGTATTTTTTAGATTTGTCTTTTGCTTCTTATAGTCAGAATCTATCAGTTTTATCATATTTGAATACAGTTGCATATTTTCTTTGTACTTCGACTCGTCAATAAGTCCATTATTAAACATGGCATTTACCTTGAGTTTAAACGTTTCCAAAGATGTTTTTACGCTTGTATGGTTATCTTCTATGTTCTTTGATAAATTCTTGTAGGTTGTTTTGAGCTCTTCGGCTTTTTCTTTGAAAGTATCAAGATCTTCAAAGTCTATGTTAGCAAATCCTTTTACAGCATCATTAAATTTGACTTGTTCTTCACTTGCTGTTACACTCAACTCTTGAATGGTACTCATTACATCTTGCAAGTCTTTTATATCTTTTTCAGTTGCGTTTCCTGTTGACATTTTGTCGAGTAATTCTTGTGCACGATTATTCAAATCGTCGGTAGAATTTTCAAAATCTTTTTGGAAGTTCTGGAGAATTGTTGTCATGCTACCAACATCTATGCCAAGGCTTTTTGCGGTCTTTTGCGACTGATTACGAAAAGCAGTGAAGATTTTATCTGTGTTGAATGAAAATTCTGATTTCATGTTTTCAACCAGACTATTGAGAGAGTCTTTTATTTTCTGTATTTCGTCTGCTGAAACTGTCTGTGTGTCTTTCAATGACTGTTGAAAATTATTAAGAACTGACAAGCTTTGCTCAACAGAATCATGTGCATCGCTTATCTTGCTATCATAATCAGATAATTCCTTGTTTAACTTCTGAACTGATGAAAATTGAGCATTGAGATAATCTGTGAATTCATCAATTTTCATTCCGCCATTATTAAATAGTAAACTATCGCTATAAGCTTTGTCAGCAGCGATTATTTCATCGTCTACGCCTTTAAGCGCTCCGACCATTCCCGCTATAGCTGTCGTTATAATTCCGATAGCAAGACCTGTTCCGCCACCAAACAGCCAGGATACTCCCAATCCACCTACGATTAACGCAGTATCTCCTAGTGCTGATTTCCATGTAAGAGTATCTGATGATAGCTTATTAAATAGATTATAACTGCCAATGCCAGCACCTACCATTCCAACAATTGTTCCAAGTAGCTTTGCAACAGGCGATAACTTGCTTCTGAATTTTTTAACTCCGTCATTCATCTTTCCAAAGAATGATGTAGCCTCAGAATTTTTAAACCCATCCGTGAAGTTTTTCAGCCACGTTTTGCACGTTTTTATAACGCTTAGACCTCCAAACGCCCCTTTAAGCTTTTTCACCCAATTAATCAGGTTAGCAATTTTATTTACTGCCCATACTGTTGCCAATAGCCCTGCAATGACTTTAATCATATCCTTGTGCTTTTTGAGCCAGTTGTAGAGCTCTTTCAGCTGAGCTTTGACCTTTTTGTAAAGTGCGTCCGTCTGCTTGTCAAGTCCTGCAAGAAAGTCATATTCAGGCAAATCAATGCCGAGATCATATTTATTGCCTGTAGTATCTCCGCTGTCATTGCCGTTGTTCTTGTCAAGATTGAGCTGATTTATCTCATCAAAGCTAGCAAGTGCAAGCAACGCTTTCTTTGTTTCCTTGACAGACTCTGTTGCATCGTCTGCATTCTCTGTTACACTGCTTAGACCTTTGCCAACCTCAGAATAATCTATCGTTGGCAGCTCAAAGCCTAACCACTTTGCAATGGCGTTAGCGGCGTCTGTGAGCAGTCTTACAAACACTTGGACATATGGTATCATCTTCACAGCAAACACGCTCACAATGTTGCCTATGGCTCTCTTGAGCTGTTCAAACTGTTGCTGCAAAATTCTCATAGAGTTTGCAGGCGTGACGATGGTTCTTGCCATATCGCCCATAACATTTGTAGATTGCTGAAGAATAGCGACGTATCTTAGCTGTGACTTCTGTGCCTGCGTCATGGTGTTGATGTTCTGCTGAATGCCATTATCATAGGCTATCTGCTGAAGTGTTGCGGCGTCAAGGGCATAACCCAATCTACGCAACGGTTCAAGTTCTCCAGAAATACCAGATTCAACTTTCTGCATAGCGTCTTCTATGGAGATGTTGAAGAATGATGCTATATCATAGCCTATCTGCGTCAGGTTTTTGGACATTATGTTTGACTTTTCAGCCGCAACTCCAAAGCCTGTTGTTATCTGCTTGAACACGCCCTGAAAGCGTATCCACTCAGAAATATCAATGCCAAGCAGACTATTTACTTTTTCGGCATACCTATATGCTTCTTCTGAATAATCGCCCATAGCTACTGTAAATAGGTTGATGTTTTCGACATATTCGTTTGACGATTGTAAGCAGTCGGCGAGTGCATCTGCAGCTCTATTGACTGTGACGTAAAGTGCGGCGGCTCTTATTCTTGCGTCCTTAAAAACTGAGGACAAACTGGTATAGGATTTTACAGTTACGGCATTTGCAGATGCAAGGTTTCCGTTTCTCGCTATTGAACTCTTCATAATGCCATTAAGTGCAACAAGTCCGTTTTCCGCCTTTGAAACCTGCGTTGTCAATGGCTCTATAGCGGTGGTAAGCTGGCGTATTCTCGTTGCGAACTCATTGATTTTCTCTGTGTCAAGCGACTTTGTGATATCCGGTATCTTTTTGAGGCTATTAAGGAATGGCGAAAGATTATTCTTACCCATTTCCTGCATTGGCTTACACGCCTCTGTAATAGCTGTTATATTCTCTTTAAGCACACTCACATTACTCATGCCACTTACTGCATTACACGCCTCAGAGAGCTTTTTGATGCTGTTCACGGTCTTTGTAACATTCGGAGACTTTATCTGTGATAGTTTTGAAACGCTTTCAACAAGCTTTGCAAGCTTATCCACACCTGATATAGCATTGGCACTTGCCGCTATTTTGTTGAGCTTTTCGGAAAGCTTGTCAAGTCCCGAAAGTTTGCCCACTGACTTTTTTAACGTTTCGAGCCTAACAATCAGCCTATCGAGTTTTTTTTCAGCGTTGTCAGACGAAGCTTCTACTTTCAAACTAAGCTTATCGATGTCTAATCCCATACTTTTTTCACCTCCTAGATAAAAATAAGGCGGCAATAAGTCTGTTTAATTGCCCTTATTTGCCACCCTTCCTTTATTAAATGCTTCTGCAAATTTCCTGAAATTCTCCGCATTTTCTCGCATGATGTCATCATACGTTTTTTCATTATCCTTGTCGGCTTTGAAAATGTCATGCGGTTTATCGGGATATTTGCCGTTTTTTGAAAAACAACTTGCTATGGCTTCTTGAACATACAGTCCCATTAGCCATGCATTGGAATTGTCCTTTTCTCTCTTTGCTTTTTGTGTCATCTCATCAGCTTTGCGAAAGGCAACTGCCAAACAGCAGTCACCTTCCCAAAACTCTTTGGCAGTCATGCCTATGGATAAATACAATGGCAAAGCTTTTAGAAATGTTTGAGTATATGTTTGTTCTTTCGGAACGTTGTCTACTCTCCAACGCTCCAGGTTATCAAATTTTCCCTATCCTCAGCAGGGTCATTTGTTGTCAGTGTCTCGATAGTTTCGCTGTACATTGAGAACAGAGTCTCTATAAGCTTGTCCTTATCAGCGAAAAGAGCTTGCATCTTGTCAATCTGTTCGGGCTTTACATTGCGGTGATTTTTCTTGAAAGCACCTGCAAAAAGCTCGTTCAGAGTGTTCATTGGCTTGTCTGAGAGATCATTCAGAGTGAAGCCGTTATTCTCCATTTGTCTTACTGTTCTTCTGGAAAATTCAAGAACGTAATGCTGACCTTCGTAATTGAAATTGATTGTCTTTGCCATTGTTTTATCCTCCTAAAAAATTATGTATCTGAAACTGTTGTCGGAGTGATATCGCTCTGCGGATAAGAAGTGATTTCCATTTCTCTCTTGCCGCCGACTTCGCCACCTTTGATGTTGACAAACATAGATCCTGTCCAAGTCCACGCACCATATTCACCTTTTGCACCAAAGCGAAGTTCAAAAACGATTGTATCGTCGCCTTCCATCGCTTTGAGCTTATCATACGCTGTTTTGGTGTAATTTGCGCCGAATGTGTAATCTGGAACATCTACCATACCTTCGGCATATTTTTTCTGTCTGCTGGACAGGTCAGATACGTCCAGCTTTTCAGGTGCAGTGAAAAGGTCTGGGTATGATGTAATGTCGCAAAGCTTTGAAGCTTTGCTTTCAGCGGCCTTTTTTGCATACAAATAGGTATTAATTGTTGCTTTCTCCAACTTCATTACCTCCTATAGATTATTTCGTCCGTATCAACTTTGCACTCGAAACGCATTGTGATACGATATATTGATGTGTCAGATAGATTTTCAATAGGCTGGCAGAATGTTCTCATCATGCCGATTTTATCGAACTCGTCTGACACAAGGTTTCTGATTTTTTTGGCTTGCGTTTTCTTGCCTTTGGCGAGATTGCTATAAACATTCACTGTGTACAGTAGATTGCTTGCGTTCTCAATTCTGCCACTGTCTATGTACGCAGGATCAACCGAGTTACTTGTTTCCACGATTGAAACATACGGAAATGTTGCGGGTTTATCTGTGTTTATGCTGCTGACAGATATATTTTTGAAAGCTTTTTCAAGTGCTTTCGACACTGTGTCAAACACTTTGTTTTCAATGTCAATCACTTTTGAAAAACCTCCTTAATAATGTTGTCAAGAGCATTTCGCATTTCCAACCCTGTTTCGTACATAAATGGCCTGCTTGGCATGCCTTGTGTAAACTTCCACGTTCCGTCATCAGCAGGATAAAACCAGCCTATACGTCCGTCTTGCGTCGTGATATAATGTGTTCCGCCCATATATTGATAGCCACATTCACTTATGGCTTGTCCTACATATGGCTGTGACGCACCTTTTACACCTGTTCCAAATTCAACGAATACTGCATAATCACAGTCACAAAAAATGAAACCAGAATTAAGCAATGGGCTATAGTAGCCGTCAACCTGACTGAGCAAATGTCCTGTATCAGGGATATCCATTTCAATGACTTTTGCTCTGCATATCGTTAGCCCATAATCAGTAAGACGTTCCACAAGCAGTTGAGTTTTTTTGTGTATCTCAGCTTTATATGCTTTCATTTGCTCAACGGCTTTTGTCAAGCTATCTTCTGACAGATTAAACGCTATCTTCCTCATTGACATTCACCTGTTTTATGGCAAACTGTATTTGATTTGGCGTAACAGAGCGCTTTTTTACAATGAAATTGTGAGGACCATTGACATCAATATCTATCCACAGCAGTGAGTGTTCATCAATTTTGCACTTCATGTCTGCGGTTGACATTGTTCTATCATAGTCCAGGTTTCGACCAAACTGTGACATTTCACTGTCGCTTTTATTGCCTGATATCGACATATAACACTCACTAAAATCTGAGTAACTTATGCCTTTCTCGCCTGTCCTATAGCCGTCATCATCAAGTAAATCTTGTTCACCTAAATACAGCTTATAGCTTATTTTTGTAACGTTTCGCATTAGGTTTCTCATTACAATACCTCAGCTTTCGGAACGATTTCGTCAAGCAATTGTTGAGATACCCACGAGCTTTCATATGTACGGCTTACTCCGTTTTCAGAGTGTGCCTTTTCGCCCTCAGCTCCACGTTTGTTGTACAAGTCAATAGCAATTCTCAACTGTAAGCCCTTATACTGTGGCTCGACTTCTGTGCGGTCTGTACCGAAAGGAAAGCGATGTGCAAGGATAATTGATTGAGCAGCGTCTAAATACTGCATAATCAATTCCTCGGAATTTTCCTCAGGAACGCTTGCCTTAAACAGCTCAATCATATCCATTTTGCACTCTCCTTTTATGCCTTAGACGCTACTGTAGCTGAACCAGCCTTTACAGCCTTGTTGTTTGCATCTACCTCAACGATGAGTATCTTAGTGCCTGTTGTTGCGGTGATCTCGGATACTCCGTCCCATGCAGTGTAGCCCGACTTGCATTCTGTGCCAAACTCAGGAACAGTTACGCTTGATGCTGTCTTATACTTGTAGGAGTTGCCTGCTGACAGAGATGGTGATACCGTTACCTTTGTCTTGCCTGATGCACTTGTGCCAGCGACAGAAGTTACTGTAAGCTCACCGATTTTGGCATTTGTGTTGATAACATAAACGTTATCCATGCCCTCAAATGACGGCAGAACGATTTCGCTTGCAAGCACTCTTACATTAACAGGGTGTTCCTGCTTGATTGTTGCGATTGCAACGCCTGTATTTACGATAGCAACATCTGCCTTGCCGTCAGCCATGAGATCAGCTTCTTCAGGTGATGTACCATAAACTGTTGAGCCAAGTGGCTGTGCAGGGAGAAGTGTTACCATATCGTCTGGATAAAATCTCTTTGCTGTGCCACTTTCGTCAATGAATGACTTGTTATTTACAACGACGGTAAGCTCAGTTTCCTCAGAGATGTACTCCTTTACGAGCTTGTCTGTTATGAGAACAACTCCACCTGCTGCCTGAGCTTTGGCAACGATATATGCCTTGACGTTCTCATTCTCTCTGATGTCTCTGAGTGTCTTCTTTGACATCAGGGCGATTGTAGGAACGTTTCCTGTAAGCTTATAAACAGCTTCCTGAGCATCAAGAATGTCCTGTACAGGGTTTGAGTTCCTGTGGTCTGTCCATGCTGATGTACCTGTGAGGGCTTTGAAATTGTTTGTCTTGAATGAGCCGTCAACGTCATACTCATACAGACAACTTACCTTTGCTCCGTCTGATATCTCAATCTTTGGTGAGCCGTCAGTCGGTGAGAGAAGCTGCATGATCATTCTCTCTGGAACAACATTTGCACCGTTGGTAAGGTTCTTGGCGTCGTTGTAGATGTTATCAAGTACAGGCTGTACATATGGATCATTGCTGTCCTGCGCTCTCAAGATTTCCTGCCTGTCGCTTTCCTTAACGATGAAACTGTCACGGAAGAATGGCATTTCTGTCTGAATTGCAGTTACGCCAATTCTATCTCTGACATGTGCTACAGTATCAAATGCACTCTGTCTGAGTGTTACAGGCAGGCCTGACCTACCCTTAATCCACTTTATATCGATACCCTTTTTCTTTACAGGTGGGAACAGGGAAGTTCCCAGATAGCCTTCTGCATTTGCCTGCTCTAGGTACTTTGTCCAGTACATAGCAAATGCCTTAGCTGTGAAAACATCTGAAAAATTCTGCATTATGTATTGCCTCCCTTATTCAAAAAAATGTGATTCTTGGCAGTGCTGTCTTAGCCGCTGTCTGTACTGTTACGCCGTTAGCTGTCAGCTTAGCGGTTGAAACTGTTCCTGCATACATAAGTGATACTGTCTTATCGCCGTCGGTTACGTCAACTGTGTCAAGCAGAAGACCGATAGCGGTTGAATCGTTTGCAGGAAATGGAGTTCCACCTTTAACGATTTTCTTTCCGTTGCTATCAGCTGTGATAGCACTTGCCTTGATTGTATATGGTCTTGCTAAAAATTCGCCGTTTGCAAGAATTGTCTTATCTGCAATTACGGCTGTAGACTTCATCATATTAGCCATTTAATTACCTCCTATATGTATTTTTTTAGACCTTCCGCCGCAGTTTTAGCAATGGTTGCTCTGTCTGTAGCCAATTTCTCAGCTATCTTTTCAGCAGATGTAAGTCCGTCGTTTCCGCCTGCTCCCTGAGGCTTCGGAGCATTCTTTAGACCGTCTTCTTTAAGCTTATCTTCAACGGCTTTCTTCTGAGATGTGAGCATTGCGGCAATGGACTTTGCAGAATTAACTGTAGTTTCTTCATTGTCTGAAACAATGCTGTCGATAAATCCCTTGTAATCGTCCTCTTTAAGGCCACAGTTTACGAACTGTGCAACAGCTTTAGTCTTGTTCAGCATTTTCAGATTGGTGATCCTAGCCGCCTCAGCTTCATCAGTGAGCTTTTTCAATTTCTGCTCAGCTGTCAGCTTCTCAGCTTCATAGTCATCATACTTCTTTGCCTTATCTCTGAGTGTCGCAAGCTCGTCAGCTTTTACACCGCTGGACTTGGCCGCTGTGACTTCGCCATTGTGTCGGTTCAGAAATGCTGTGATTTCCTCATCTGTTGCGTTTGGGAAAATACCCTTTACGTCTTCTCTTGTCATAAGAAACACTCCTTTTCTACGTCTACGCTTATTAACGCCGGTTGCTCGGCTTGACGTTTGCTGTTTAACGCACAGCTACAATTTATTTCACAGGTTGCATAACACACCTGCAATTAACGATTTCTTTTGCCGATGCTCCCAGCGAACTATCTTGTGGAAACATCAGCTGGCTGTTGCCAATGTCAAACGGCTCAAACAAGCTCCTGACTTGTCCGTCTGCGACTTTGTGTGTATCTCGAACCTTGTTGTCCTTAAATGATACCCACATCTTCTTTGTGTAACCGCTTTGATAATATCCCTCTAAGGTTGCACACTCGCACAAAGCATTGATTTCTGTGCGTGATATAGTCCTAGCTCGGCTTACCGAAAATGCGTTGTCATAATCACCACTTTCAATAAGCCTTTGGGTTGTTTGCTGAATTTCCTTTGCAAACTGTTCCGAGTGCTTAACAATCCATTTTTGGGAATATTCTGATAGCCCCTTTACATTGCTTGCTATGTTCAGAACATACTTTAAAAAATAATTGTTTGTAATCTCAATGTACGTGCTTGACATTATCGTTGCATACACTGTTGCATATAGCAGATATTTGTCACTGTCAGTACGCTCACGCTGTGAGGAAAATATCTTATTGAGCTCTCGTTCAAACACCGCCGCCATTTCTATTCGCAATAGCTTTTCAGCGGTTGGCAACTCCATTTTGTTAAACCACAGCACGTTAAGCTCATCAAATTTAAGCGTTGCCACTGCTATCACCGCCGTTGTTGTCCATAGCTCCTATAGCTTTGAGCATTTCATCAGCTACAGTGGTATTTACGGCAAAATTACTCGTATCTTGCTGTTGCTGTGTTGTTGCTTCTAAGTATGGCTTGCTATCTTGATAAACCTGTTCAGGGTCAGAGAACAATCCGCAGTGCAGAATGGCTATTCTTGGGTGAATGCCTGCCTGCAACATATTTATCAGACCTTGTGTCTTGGTGAGCAGGTTGTCAGTCTTGTTTCTTGTAAACTTCACATCAATATCGTGAAGCTTAATATCTTTGACTTCCTGCTTGCAATTTCGAGTATTCTTGCAGATTTTCAGAACAACTCTTAAAAACTGCTTTTCAGGCTTTACAAACATCAATTCAAAAGCTTTGGCAGCACTTTCAGCCATTACCCAGCCTTCACCGATTATCAGTGCTTGACCTGTGTTGCCACCTGCGCTTGCTCGGCGATCAGGTACACTCGCAATCGTCAGCATTCGGTCATATAAGTCATCTTTAGCTACCTGAGTCTGTGAAATATCGAGCTTTGTTTCGATATTTTTTATTGACGCTTGACGCCCTTCTTGCGAACGGGTTTTTATTGCACCAAGCTCTTTGAGCTCTTGCAGCTGTTTTTTGTCGATATCTATGTTGTCAAACCATGTAAACGCCTGTATTATCTGCTCAATTCCGTCAATGTCATTACTGTCAATGTTGTTTATAGCATCGCAAAGTGTTATAACTGTCTCAAATGAGCCTAAACGTTCAGGATTATTTTCATACTCGATAATCGGAATATAGCCGATGTTGTTCGGCTGTGATCTAGCCACAACGCCTTCGCCGTTTTTGAAGTCGATACGCCAATACCACTCATCGGTATAAATGTCATACGACCTGTAGCTTGTTATATCTGCGTTTGCAAATCTGTAGCTGGAGTATGTCACACCAATAACAGGCTTGCGTTTATAGTCATTACTGTAGATAACAAACGTGTTTCTGGGGTCCAGTATATATGTTTCAAACGGAACATCTTCGCCCACATCAGAGGGAAGTACGAGCCTATATCCCACGCCACACTGATTTATCCACTCAGCAAGCTCTCTGTCCTTGGCAGCTTTATCGTCCTCTTGCATATACTCGTTGAGAGCCGCCACACCATTATCTGATGGAGCATCGCTCTCAGTATTATCAAGCTCGCAATTTCCACGCTTAACATACTGAACAGGCTCACCAAAGATAAAGCCGACTTTGAAATTGTTTATTTCCAATGCATGGTTTTCAACGATTTTATTATTAATCTCAGGCCTAACCTCTTTGACACGTTTTAAAATTGGCTGTTTACCACGTAGATAGTTGTGGAGATACTCAATTTCTTCTCGGTTCAATTCGTGAGTTGCGACCGCTCTCCGAACTATTTCAATAATGTTTTCTTCTGTAATATCTCTTTCACTCAGTAAGATTTTTCGTCTGCCGTGTAATTCCGTATTGTTTCACCTCCGTGCAACAAAAAAAGTGCCTATCAGCTATCTTTTTTTAGATAACTAATAGGCACTTGGTAATTAAACACTTGGCACTTAAACTTAATATTCTCTTTACAACAAAATAACAAATTTTATTCAAGCTTTCGCTTTACACATAAAATTCTAATCATATTCAGCCACTAGGCAGATAAGGCTGAGCTTGCAGGAGCGACCCACAAGCTTCTTACCTGTTTGTATCCTACGCGAGATTAATGCCCGCAAATTTCACATGACTTTCAGCAAATTTTGTTTCACGATTTATGCTACTCTTTCTTGCTTCTTGCCTTATTTCAACGTGGCTATCAGATTGTTTTGGCATTACCCACATTGGCTTGCAAGCACCAGCTCACAGCTTATGGGCTTATTGTCTCACAGAGACCGTCTATTATTCTGACGGCAAGTTTGCAAAGCCTTTGACTATACATTTTATGTGCACAACCGACTTCGATTGAGAATGCTCTCTCCATTGATAGCCTCACAGCTATTAATAAGCCCCCTTGCGAACGTATCCGTACACACAAGACGCCTCCGGTTGTCGATTTCTGAGCGAGTTGTCAGCCCGTTATGCACTCAGGTAAATAAAATTTGTTATTTTGTTGTAAAGTTTCTTATGGTGCCGACTTTCAGGCTCACACTGTCAGCCGACATGTGCGGCGTGTTACCGCCGCTGTAAAAACAGAAAGGAGATCAAGCCTGGACAAGCTTGCATGGCAACTGCTTTGTGGGTGAGGGTAGCAGTTGCCAAATGGAACAGATATCAAGCTGGCACGCTCTCAACCTGCAAATTCAAAGCTGTACCTGTTGCAATACAGCTTTGTGATCCTGCCCGAACACTTGTCAGTGTTGGCAATGTTAATGGAAAGGTGCTTTTCGAAAAAAGTAGGATTAAGCACTAACCTGTTGGGCTGGACTTCGTTCCAGCGGACGATGACATTAAAGTTCTATTTGTTTAATGCCATACTCAACACAACAACTGTGTTCCAAGCGACAGCCTCGTGCGTCTTTCCAACCGCTACAAAAAACAGCAGCATCGGCTGATGAGAGCAATTCAAGTGACTTTCCGAGAAACCAAAGCGGTTTTGCATCAGCAGGAGCACTCTGGAAGAAAGAGTCGATAACCTCTATATCTGCATTGTATTTTTCCTTTGCAATTTCAATGGCTTTTGCTCTTTCCGTCAATATTTCTTCATCTGTTTTACCACGCATGGGCTGTGATATGAAAATCTTCATATGTCTATTCTCTCTTTCCATAATCGTTGGTGTTCCGTGTGGGAATTGCACCCACTCTGACTTTGTGGAACATACGGGGCTTTCGCCCCGTAAATTAACTTAACGGAGGTGCTTTTCAGCACTTATGGGCAATTTAACTGCAACGTTTTTCTTGCAGCCTTTGCAGTATGGATAGATAACGCCCTTTGCGTCATTATCGACTTCCATAAGCTTTCGCTTTATGCCTGCCGCCGCACAGCTCGGACAATATACATTTATGCGCCTATTATCCATTACCTATCCCTCCTGACAAGCCTATTATAATACTACTTTTCAACTTTTTCCACTTCACACTATGTAAAATATTTTTCAACATTTTTGTTCATGTTGCACAGTTTGTTTTCATTTCAGCGTCTGCCTTTAAGTTTCCCTTATATAATCCTCTTGATAATTTCCACACTTGCGCCTACGCCATTTGTTGCAAACGCACACAGCTGTGCCATGCTGTCGGGGGCGTCATCATGTGCGTTTTTACCGCTCTGATTAAATGCAAACAGGTTTTCCAAAAATTTATCGTACATCTCACCTCTGCCGTTATCGTTGCGATAATACACCTGCTTTATATCTGGTGCATACTGTAATATTCGGCTGAGCTTGCTCTGTGTTGTCGACGCACGTTTACTGCTGATGTTTATGTGGACGTTCTGTGCTCTCAGTTGCTTATCTATTTCGTCTGCATATTCGCCGCCTCCGTTGTTGCCCTCAAACCTCTCTTGATGTATCTGATGTTGTATGCTCTTTGCCACAACCATTGGCTGTGTGATTTTTTTATCCCCCTTGCTGAAAACCACGTCTTGCAAAAACAAACTTCCGTCCTCGTACAGATATCCTATCGGCATTGCCAGATAGTCACCGCCCCACGCCACATCACACACAGCTATTCTTCTTGCAGAGCCGTCAGGCAGTGTTCCGTTATACCAATTCATTTCGTCCTTATGGAAGAGCAGACCTTCACGTTCCATAGGTTGCTGCATATACAGGCAACTAAATGTGACATTATCTATGTCTGCTTTTATGTCACGTATTTTTTTATCTGTGTATCTGTCCGCACAGTTGTAATTGAAATTACTATGGCCGTTATCGTCACATACGGGTATCGCAATAAATCTATATCGCGGATCCCCCTCATGATCGGTTCTCATTCGGCTGATAGGATCATGCAAGCTCCATATCGTACCGAGCATTATTTGTTTTACATTATCGCCTATCTGTCGGGTTGTCAGCGTATCTCTGTAATCCTGCCACAGCGTTTCAAGCCTTTGCGGGTTTCTTGCCACTTCCGCATTTTTTACAAGGTCATCTGTTATCATGAACTTGTTTGCTCTCGTTCGACCTGTTACCGAACCACCCAGGGAGATAACTCCGATAGTAGGGAAGTCGCCTTTCTTCCTGTACGATATAGTGTTGTACTCAGCACTCAGTGTAGGCATACCATTGTCGAAAATATCGTTGTGCCCATATTCGCTTGTGTCCGTTAGCATTGATACCACACTGTCATACATCATTTTTGACATTCCGTCGGAGTATGACGTGTATATGTTCGCAGACTGCGGAAACAGTCCTGCGATGTATGACAGCAGAAACTTTATAAGCGTACTCTTGCCTGCACCTGGGGGCGTGCTCAAGCTCAGAAACAGGGCGTCCTCATCGTCTATGAACTCTTGTATCTGCGTTGCCAGCTTGTGCTTGCCCTCAAGAACGGCTCTCCTTGGCGCCCAGAACTTTGCGCTTGGCTCTCTGTTCCATTCTGAAGCCAGCATATATGCGTCAAAATCGCTGTCGCCTGCCCACAGTACGAATTTGTGAGCGAGGTCATACCACTCTTTTGCAAGTTTTGCCTTGCCTGCCTTTGCAAGTTCGCTTGTTTTTCTCATTGCGTTCTCGTAGCTATGCTTTGCCGCCTCTATCGTCGGTTTCTTCTTTTCGTCCTGCACTTTCAACGTTTCAAGCAGGAGCTGTTCAGTTTTCAACTCACCATTTGCCTGCTTTTGCGCAAGCTTAAACATATCTTCTTTGCTTAATGCTCTGTTGCCTACTACTGTCAGATCTATCATACTTTTTTCTGCATGGCATAAAAATAGTGCCACACAACTAGCCTCCTTTCATCGTCAGCTATGTGGCACTTGGCACTCGGCACTTGGCACGCTCTATCTTATTATTATCATTCTGCTGTTATCGTCCTGCTCTTATATCATTCTGCTCTTGCTGCTCTCATTTCATTATACCACGTTGAACGGCTTATTCCAAGCTCTCGGCAGGCGGCGGCTACTGTCATTTCTCCGCTATCGACCTTTTGCTTTACCTCATCAGGTATGCTTACAGTTTTCGGTCTGCCTTCCTGGTATCCCTCTTTTTGCCGTGCAATGGCTTTGCCTGATTGTGTCCTTTCAAGTATCATCGCTCTCTCAAACTCGGCAAATGCCAACAGGTTTGTGACAATCAGCTTGCCTATAGGTGTGTTTTCTATCAAGCCCATATTAAGTATGTGTATCTTGACACCTTTCGCTCTCATGCGCTCGATATACTCCAAGCCTAACGCTGTTGACCTGCAGAAGCGGTCAAGCTTTGTTACTACTATCGTGTCACCTGAAATCGCATTATCCATTATTTCATTCAACACTTTACGCTCTTTTGCACCTGAGCCCTGCTCCAGATGTATTTCTGCATCTGGATAGTTGCTTTTTATCAGCTTCTCTTGGTCCTCAAAGCTGTTTCCGTCTATCTGACCTACAGAACTGACTCTTGCATATCCGTATACCATTGCACATCACCCTTTATGCTTACTGCTGTTCACCCTGCCTGACCTGTTGTTTCTCCATTCATTATTATTCTTCTTGCTCGTCCTCTTTCGTTATCACATATGACCCTGTTGCTCTTTTGCCACGCGTGCTTTTTGGCTGTATGATTATTTCATAGCCCATTGCGTCTAACATTTCAAATGCTTTATCAACGCCAATGTTCTTGTTTTTTAACCTTTCGGAAACAACCGATTGTGACTTTATCATCTGTTTGCCGGCAAGTGCATTGATTTTGAGCAATAGTGATTTCTGCGTCGTCTTCGTGTCTGCCATGACGCTGGCGATTATTTTGCAAATGTTCATTGTTACTACCTCCGTTACTTTGCTACTTATATTATATCAGATATATCTGTTTGTGTCAACCCCTTTTTTATATTTTTTCTAGTCGGGGGGTTGAGTGAGGGGGGTGGGTCCGTCCTGCAAGACCCCCGGGGGTGGGTCTTTTTTTCGTTTATAAAGGTATATATAATAATAACGGCTATTTTCTATGATCTTGTTTGTATAAATGTGTTCAATATCTTTTGATTTTTTGTACATATTCAACAAAGATAAAAAATATCAGAAAAAATTGATTAAAAAGGGTTGACAGTATCAGAAATTTCTGATATTATAATTACAGAAACAAAAACCACAGCAAGACAGCCCACAGGGCAGGAGGTAAAACATGAAAAGATATTTTTGTAAAACGAACGCATATAACTGTGTTGTATTCGTGGACGAGAACGGCAAGGGGTTCATGATCTATGAAAACCTATTTGACGAAGAACTAACAATCGACGTTGCCAAGAATGCAAGTTACAGCAACCTTGACGGCTGTGAGACCGCTGAAGAATGTGCGTATAGCATAGGAACGCCACAGGCAATGCAAGAGGTATTTGCATTTGACCCGGACGAATTTGAATATATCGAAGAATTTTAAAACAGGAGGTACAACACCATGAAAACCATTAACGAAATCAGAAACGCAATCGACAACATCAGAACGCGCAGCGCATGGAGTGCAGGCGTAAAAACATACGCCGATGAAATCCTGGACAACATCGCCACAGCGGAAGCAGAACACCGCATTAATATGGCAATCGCAACCCGTCACGATCTTGAAACCGCCGCACTTAACGGCGCTGATAACTGGAACGTCTATAGCTGGGGCGGCTGTAGCCTGATTTATAACGGCGATATCGCCGCCACCCTCTGCACGCCGTCCGAACTGAAACGCACACGCAACGGCGAACGCCGTCCGAATAGCCGCGAAGAATGGCTGGACGTGCAGGCTAGGGCACTATATCAGGCTTGCAAAATGGTTTGCAGGCTAGCAGAATAAAAAAAGGGGGCGATTATATGACACGCATTACATTTAACGAACTGAAACGCAGGGCGGCGGCTATCAATGCCGCTCATAATCTTGGCGCCAAAGATATTGGTGCTATACAGATATACCGTGACATATGCGGCTATGCAGTAGACCGCCGCATAAATGCAGGTGGCGGCGTCCGCCGATTGTTCGGCGGTGGAGAAACGCCAAAAGCATGTGCCGCATATCTTGACGGACTGGCAGAATAGGCGGTGGCCGCATGCTAATAATAGCTCTGCTTCTGCTCCCCGTTCTGGTGGTTATCAGAACGGCGAAGCGTTATAAATAATCGTTCTAGGGGGTTGGCGATATCAGCCCCCTATATTTTTACCCGTCAAGGCTCCGGCTTTGGTGGGTTTTTTTTGCCCGCTCCGCTAATCACGGGACGGGCATTGCTATTCTATTCTGCCCCCTGCCACCTATTCGCCCGCCTATGCGGTCCGATATCACGCCCCTATACCTTTACCGCTCAACGCTGTATCACCGCTCTTGTGACGTGCTAGGGGGGCTTGTCGGTGATATCTTCACAGTATCGTTATTATTATGACGTTCTACAATGTGCCTAGCGTGCGCCCTATGACGTTCTAGCGTGTCGCCTATAAAACTACTGCACTAAATGCTAAAACGTCATACGGGGCTTGCTAGCCGTCTTGTGGCGCGTGCATGATTTTTCGATAAAATCACCGCCGCCCAAAGGTCAACCCCTCAGGCGGCGTGTTTTCGGCTGCTTTCTTGCCGATTTTCTGCTCATATTTATCTCGACTATTGCGTGTGAAAATTTTTACGTTTCCTTGTGCGTTTCATAGTCGCTTGGCATAGTCGTTTGATAGTCGCTCGGCGTGTGAGTAATAGTCGCTTGCTATTCCTCAGCTTCCGAAGCTTCAACGTCTATGACCTCAGTTTCTTTCATGAGCTTCTTTGCAAGCTCATCGTCGGTCAGATTGTCGCCAAGCTGATTGGTCTTTGTGACCTCAACTTCCTGCTTGTCGGTCATTCCGTAGTAATTCTTTGCACGGAAGATGTAAGTCACAGGATTGAGCTTGCCTGCTTGCACCAATTTTGCGTCAAAAGCACGCATAAAACTCTTGGCATTTTTTATTATTTCTGACGTCGAAACGTTCAACTCCCCCTCATCAAACGGGTGTGTTCTGCCTTTTTCCCAATCCCAGACAGTCTGGATTGAGTAGCCAGTGAACAGGCACATTTCCTCAACTGTAGGAACGATATTATTTTCAGCACAGTGTTTAAAATACTTATCGAGTCTATCTGCGAGTTCAGCGTTTGATTTAACTTTTGGCTGTTTGTAAGCAACATAGACTTCTCTGACCATTTTTCCGACAAAAGCACTATCTTTCGCAAGAGCTGTCTTGTTGGACGTACCGAAGTTATTTTTACCGCCTCTGCCTTTTACAACATCATTTGCCATTCTGAACACCTCCTTGAATGATTTCATTGATTGTGCGACAGCCTACCTTGTGAACGCGATAGACAGTCGAGGGTGAGATACAAAGTCGCTCGGCAGTTTGTTCCTGCGTGAGCTTGTGAACGTAAATACATTTCATCACAGCATAGATATGCGGGTCTGAAATGCAGCTGAGATAATCGGCGTAATTGGACATTATAAAACCTCCTTATGACGGATATGACGGAATGACATGACTTTATGACAAAATTTCGTTTTTTCTATATGTATTTATATTTATTAATATTTGTACTTTGTTAAAAGTACCTGTCATGCTGTCATAAGTACCCTACAAAGCTAGGAATATAGGGGCTGTGACAGGTGACGGATTACCCGTGACAGATGTGGTTTTGTATCTGTCACTAACGAGAACAAATGTGCGTTTATGAATATATTATTAACGTTTAAAGAGCTGGTGACGGGTCGTGACGGATAACGTGTCGGATTAAGCGAAAGTATCTGTCACCGAAATGTGGTGAAAATACATGGTCGGTCAAAGAAGTTCATCATAGCCGTCACCATTAAAAATACTGATTTTCTGCTGAGGGTTTTTAAGCTGATAACCTCGCTCAGAGTTGTTTCGTACAGCAATAAATTTGTCTTCTGTAAGTCGCTTGAACTCTCTGCTGAATGACGAAAGCGCTTTGGCGTGATGACCTGTTTCTTCACACCATATGCGATAGAATTGATACAGCTTTGTGTTGCTGATATAGTCGGTGTTTTCATCATTAAAATACTTAGCATACGGTTCTTCGGAAACAAACTCCGAAACAGGGTTGATAACCTCACGGAAGGATTGTTTGAGGTCCTCAGAGTCGTCCGTTACAGTGAATGCGCTGGTTTGTCTGAGGCGATTATAGCCTTCGAGTATCCAATTGAAGATTGCAGGCTTGTCCGCTAGGAGCTTGTCCTTGAGAGTGCGGTCAGCTTTCATTTCGTTCGGCTTGCTCGGGTCTGGCTCGTCCACAAAGCGACGTGAGAATTTAACGAACAGCATACGACGTTCCAAACCATATGAGAAGTCCTTGAAGTGCGGAATATTGTTGCACGCAAAGATAAATTTCGTTCGTGGAATAAAGTCCACAAAATCCTTATGCTTGAAGCAGCCTGAGATAGCACCGCCTGCAACTACCTGCTTGAAAACGGACTCTGCGCCCTTCACGTCCGTGTTGGTTTCCTCACCGAAGTTGACGAGAGAATTCATCAGCTTGATGCGTTTGAAGTCCTCAACAAGGCCTGACAGCTCGAAAGTCGTTTGAGCATCTTTCGGGAAAATGGATTGCAGGGTTTCAATGTACACGGACTTGCCGTTGGAGCCCTCTCCGAGAAGAAAAGCACATGACTGCAAGGAACAATCTGTGTAGAGAATATATCCCGCTATCTCCTGCAAGAGTGACATACGCTTAGCGTCACCGGCTGAAACATCGTATATGAATTTGTTCCAGCGTTCAGACGTTGTGCCGGGGACGTATGGAAAATTGAACTGTACTGTGAGCATATCGGACGGAGAGTGCTCACGGAATGTGAGGTCTCTGAGGTCTAGCGTGCCGTTGATGAAGCTCAAGAGAGGTTGCTTGTTAAACTGCTCTTGCGTGATACAGTCAGTGCGGAGAAGCTTCGTAATTGATGTGAGCTTGCTGCCTGTGCGATATGAGCCCAGCTCACGGGATATGTAGCCGCCAATGACATCATCATCGAGAGCTTGCCAGTAGCCATGCGAATATTCGTAGAAGCCCACGTTGGCAAGATATCTGAGATTATGTCGCTTGGCAACGTATTTTGCTATGATATCCTCGTTAGGGGATGCGAAGCAGGACTTGCGTAGCTCGTTGAGATAGTCGCTTGACATCTCAGGGCGGTATATCGAGATGTTCTCACGGATAGCTGAGAATAAGTCTGACAGCTCAGGTTTGGCTACCCAGCGTGCGGCTTCGTGGCAGAACTGCTTGAGTTCCTCGCGGTCCGTAAGTCGCTTGGCGAGTTCGTTGACGCCTGGGGCAGCATTGTCAACGAGATCTGCAAGCGGATAGCCGTGCGAGTAATACTCTGACACATCTTTAAATGCAGGTGGTATAGCCGCTACCTTGAAAAGTATGCGGTGTGAGAATAGCTGTTTGCCCAGCTTTAGAGTGAAATTTTTGCCGGCTTCATCGTTGTCGAAACTAAGCAGGACGTATGGGAACTGCTTAGCGGCTGAGATTATCACAGGAAGCTGTTCACGATTAGATTTGCTGAAAGCTCCGCCCATAGTCGCTAGTATCGGATAGTTTTCCTGCTCATAGCTTAAAGCGTCAAACGCTCCCTCGCAGATAACGAGAGGGAGGTTGCTCGACGTGCGATTGAGTGTGTGCATACCCCAGATAACAGCTCGGTCAGAGTTGTCTGAGGCTGGTGGCTTGAGATACTTGACACTCTGCTTATCAGATGTTGCACGAGCGTTCCATGAAGCTATGTATCCGTTTTTGAAATAGGGGATACATATACGATTAGCAGCATAGTGTTCGGCTATTTTGTCGGGGAGCTCTACGCGATATCCCTCGCCCGTGTAGCCGATTTTCAGGCGGTTAATGGTCTGATCGTTGATGTTACGGCCATGCAGATAGTCGATATCCTCGTGGCGTAGCTGAGAGTGCCACTTCTCAACGAGTTTTGTGCGAGAATCGAGTGCGGACTTCCAATCGTCCGTCTGATAGTTGAGGGTTACTCCTGTGAGATCTGCGAGTTTATGAAGTGCCTCTGCTCGGTTCCCGTTGTACTCACAGTTGGCGCAGAAGTCGATAACGTCGCCGCCCTTGGAGTCTCCGTGGTCATAGTAATAGTCGTCGTAGACAACGAACGATGACTTGTTGTTTGCTGAGGACCGCAAAGGGGATACACATCTGTCACCTGGTTTGTTTATTGCAAGACCTATCCTGCGTGCGTACTCGACGCAGGTAAGTCGTTCTTTGATTTGCTCGAAAGCTGTTGCTGACATTTAATCACCTCGTCTTGGTACGCTTTCAGTGCTTTAAGCTGTTGCTGAGCTTTAATTCCGTCGGAATAAGTCGGTTGTTCGGTTTTGGATTTGAGTTTACGATAGTCGACGTCGTCGTCGAACGATAAGCCGAGCGCTGTAAGATCTGCTTGCCCGCATATCTTGGCGCTTGATTTGAGATATGCAATTAGTTTTGCGTATCTCTGTGAGCCGATGTTGCAATTCAAGCGCAAATGTATCAGCATACATTTCAAGTTGTTTTGCAGTGCAAGAAAAATCTCAGCAGGGAGCTTGCCGTTAAGCCTGAAAATAATATCGTAGGTGTCGCTGTCGCTGATGTTCAGCTTGCGGCAAAAATCTTCAACACGGAAATCGTATGCTTCTGCATCATAGTCGTTCATATGTTTTGTAAACTCGGCATATGATGATGTAAAGTCGGTTATGGTTTTTTTGTACCAGTCGTGTGGAAACAGCTGTTTGAGAGCTATAGCCACAGTCGCAAAGGTTTTGAAGTTTGCATCAACAATGCCTTTGAGTTTGCGGTTTCGCTGGTAATCTCTGATTTTTCTGTTGGTCATATGGAAATACCTCACTTATGTGTGATTATGCGTGCCTGCCGACACAATGAGAGATAGTTGAGGTTAAACAGGCAAGCGGGGGCGACTCCGTGAGTGAAGAACGTATAGCCGCTGCCCAACCCTCCTGACGGACTGATGATACACACTCTGTAGATGAGGTCGACGTCACAAGGACGAGGTGTAAGCGTCCATACCCAATCATCATACTTAGGCATAAATTTTCTGTATTTTCTGTACTGATCGCAATCGATAAGTGTTACATAGTCTTTGGCGGCACCGTACTTATCATCACCATTATCTGCTGTCAAGGTAGAGAAATTTGCTAGCAGTGCACCTTTATCAAAGTTATTGTCGAGAAACTCGCTGTTAAGCCATTTTCTAAGTGATGATGTTCTCCAGTTGTCACAATCGTCCTCACATTCGTTGTTAAACGGCATATTGGTGATTACCTTAGCGGTCACTGCAAAAGCGGTTTTGTTTCCTACATCAAGACAAACCCATTCGATACCTTTGTACTCAAAATGGTCTCCTGCTGTGATTTCATTTATCGATTTTTCTTCCGACAACGCAGAACGGATTGCTGCTTCAATTTCATCAGTGTGTGCTTCAACGAAATTGTTTATGATTTTTTTGATGTCCATTTATATACCACCTTTCAAGAGTTCGGGATTGTCATAAACGTTTCCGACAGTTTCTAGTTCTTCGCCATAAACGTTGTCAAAATCAACTGTGAATGTAGGAAAGGTTATAATAAATTTCGCCATATCATTGTCCCACTCGACTTTGCCATTATCTTCGTCATAGCTGTCCAAAATAATATCCCCCTCAAAAATCTTCCTGCCGTTCGTGTCTGTCACCCCTGTGTACTGACCGATTGTCTCAGGGTCAATTTCGGCTGTATATAATGCACTTGCATAATCGGGAATGATATAGTCTTTTTCTTTCCCTGTCCAACCATAGCGGCAGGGATAGCCCTGAATCCATTCACCATTGTCGGTGCGTTTACCACGAAATAATATTTCTCGCATTGCCGTCTCTCCTTGTTGCCAAACTTTCAGTGCCATTTTTTTGCACCTGTGCAGGCACTGCCACGAACGACCACTCGTAAGCTTCAAGCGGCTCGTCAAGAATGTGATAACACAGCATACCGCCGTATTCACCGCCCTTTTCATGGCCACAGCTGCCCTTGTACATATCCGCTCCGCATACAGAGCAAAGCTTCTTTCCCATGGTGCAGCTAACGGATACCTCTTTCTTTATTCCGCCCTGGATCTCGCTTATAAGATCGCCGTTAGAAGCTGTTCGCACCATGTAAGCCTTTGCCATAAGCCTGCGGTAGACCTCTCCGTCTGTCGTAGTTTTCTCAGGCAGAGTTTCCACCCAAGTGTCAAATATTCTGGCAGTCTGCTTTGAGCTTTTGGGGTCATGGTCGAAAATACCCGTTCTGCCCTTAAAAAGCTCCGCAAGCTTCCTCAAAGCACCTGATGAAAACTTTTCACCATCTCTGTCAATGTCATTGTCACAAAGCGCCACCCTGAAAACAAAGACCTTGTCCTCCGTTAGCGGCTCTCTCACATAGTCGTTTATCTTTTCAAGCTCCTCGCCTGATACTGTTTCGCTCATTGCATTTCCTCCTTTATAGTTTTTCTTGTTCTTCTTTCTTATCAACCTAGCTCCGCAGTTAGGGCAGTATGGCATTGCATCGTGTTCATCATGCCCGTACCAACCGCAGACCGAACACACAGGCACTCTTACTGTAATATGTTTCTTCATAATCATGATTTTCTTGTTGACATTTGTATTGTCTACGACAGTACAATCATGACCATTAGTGTACTCTTCTTTTATGCCAAGTTTGTTAGTTGGTACAAGTTTTGTGCGTTCGTGAAATATCCACTTTCCGTGCTTCACCTCCTGCACGTCTGCAGTAGGTTCATCATCAACCAGTTTGCACAGGTTATAATAAAGTTCTTCTATGGTCATATCCCGATCAAATATGCTGTCTGTTTCCGAATCAATAGAACACTTTAATTTTTCTGCATCTATGTATCTTGCCATATGTTATACCTCCAATCTGACATCGCTTATCTCCCTAATTAAAACAACGTGGGAACTTCTAAACATACAACTTACGCAAGACCCAACATCATCAGTCATA